ATGATAATGAATAAGATAGTAGGAATGGCAGCTTTACTGCTTTGTCTGACAGGTTGTGTCAGAGATAATGATGCAATATATTACCCTGTAGGCGATGTGGATATTGAAAGAGGAGGTCCGGCGTTGGAAGTCGGAGAGGGGGATGTATTGGTAGCGCGAAGTTTTAATGAAGAAGATTATGTGCTGGATACGATAGCTCAATATCCGAATGATCCGACTTTGGGTAAACTGACGTTTATGATTGACTTGAAAAATCAACAGAAAGATCAGAACGTCGCAGATTTCAACGGAGTGGGTAAATCAAAACTGACTATGAGTCTTGGCTATAAGGATGGTAATTACCCGTCGGAGAGTCAGGTTCCTATTTATACTTCTCAGGACGTCACGGCTAAATATGCAGTCAAACTTCGTCTGAAAGGAGAATTGCTTGTATCCGGTGACGAATGGATGATCGATTATGTGTATGCGCAGCTGGCCAGCTTGTTTCAGCCTTATCCGCCTGCGAATTTCCCCGAAGTCTTTATGTGCAAGGGTGGTATGAAGCTGGGGACTTTCGATTCGTTCCGAAGAACCTGTACTTTCGATATCACTTATGATCGTTCCGACCTCTCTTTTAGTCAATTATACTTCAATTTATTTATCAATCTGGCCGGTCAGAAGCGGGAAAACAGAGTCCGACTGCGGATTGATAAAGAGTCTTACTTTGAATTGTACGAGCAGAGTGAAGAAATGTAAGTAAGCAGCGTTTTTCTTCATTTATTGACGGGTATCCATGTGAAAGACAATCGTTTTACATGGATATAACATTCTTTTACAGAAAAAACTTTGAATGCTCAAATAGTTATTAAATCTTTTAACATCTTAATACAATATCAATAAGCATATCCTTCTTTTTTAATTATGCTTATTTTACCTCTTCTACTTTATATTCATCCTTCACTTTCCTGCATTTAAAGACGCAGTAATCCGGATTATTTAAAGCGTTATCAAGGCTTTGTGGCAAAACGATCTCTTTCGTTTGTTTGTTGATTGCTATCAATGCGTAATAAATACCTTCTTCTTTGCATTGTTCAATCAATACCTTTTTTAATTCTTTTACGTTATATTCCATTTCTTGAGATATGAACCCAATAAAAAAGCCTCTTACTTCAATGTAAGAGGCTAACTAAAATAAGAGTAGTGGGTACGAGAATACTGAGAAATATTCTCATATATTCCATCGTCCTCATATATTATATTAGCGACTCTTATAATTTATTTTATGCTCTGTAATATTCGAACATAGTCGTAAATAGTCCCTGTTTTGGTCCCCGTTTTTTTAATCAGGGACTATTTCTTATTAAATAAATCCATTGCATTTTTCTTCTCTTTATCTGCTATTGCTATATATGGTTTCATTGTTCTGTAATCTTCGTGTCCTGTCCATTTCATAACTACCTCTGGAGGAATACCTAGCATTATCGCATTACTTATGAAGGTTCTTCTTCCGCAGTGAGTAGTGAGTAATTCATATTTCTTGTATACTTCATCTATTCTTTCACTTCCTTTGTAGTAAGTGATAGATACAGGCTCATTTATGCCGCATAATTCTCCTAACTCTTTAAGACCGTCATTCATCTTTTGGTTAGATATAACAGGGAGAGCAAGGTTGTTTTCGTACTCTTCATCCTTGTATTTTTCAAGGATCGCTTTTGAGTATTTGTTTAGCTCTATTCTCAATGTATCATAGGTTTTAATAGTCGTTACTAATATGTAGTCTTCAAATACATTGCTTCTTTTTAAATTTGCTACATCAGAATATCGTAGCGATGTAAAACAGCAAAAACAAAATACGTCTTTAACTTTTTCCAAATTCGATCTGGTAGATGATGGGGTAAAGTTGTATATTAACATCAGTTCATCCCATGTCAAATATACAACAGTATTTTTTACTTCTTTCAGTTTCGGCTGAAATGTAGTAAAAGCAAGTTCTTTATTGTACCCTTTCTCTGTAGCCCAGCGAAGAAACCATTTAAGATTATCTAAATTTTTTCTTATGCTTGAGTTTTTAAGTCCTTTCTTTTTGGAGTTGATAGGTACAGTATGCATGTAATCAACAAACATTGAGAGTCCCTGCTTTGTCAAGTCTTCAAATTCAAGATCAGGAGCGAAATCCTTGAGTCTTCTATGTATTGTCCTGTGTTCTTTATACGTAGACTCTTCCCATTGACTTTCCTTTCCCTGCTCTATCATAAACTCTGTGTGGTATTCAAAGAGCGTTCGTTGTCTCTTAACTTTCTTTCCTAATCTTTGATTAAATTCGTCTTTAAATTCGTCCGGAGTAGGTATAATCTCTTTCTGTTCGAATATAAAGAATATGTTATCACATATATCTTCATAGCTTTGTATAGCTTTGTTTATGACAGAAGAATGCACCTTCTTAGTCGAATGCGTTGTATTATTCTTACATCTTTGACCATCCGGGCTCCATTTATCTATGTCTACACGATATCCTACGTTAAAGGATACTGTGTTTCCGTTCCATTTAATTCTATAACGAAGCTTAGCGTCTGATTTACTCTTCTCTTTGTCTAGAAGAAATATACAGTTTCTTTTGATAATCATAATTTATTTTATTAAACTGTTTTTTCAAATATCATTTTTCTTCTGTTTGTACAATAACTTTGTGTTTAGTGTACGCAAGTCAAATTCAATTTTACTGTTTCTCCCGTTGCATTTAATTACTTCCATTGTACTTTTTTGAAGTGTTGGATACAGAATGTTTGCAATTCTGATGATTTCTTCGAATCTTCTTTGAAAAGAGTTTTCCATATTGTTTTAAAATTTAGTGTTTTTGTTCAACAATATGGATTGTTCATTTGTTCTATAAAAATTATTATTTTATCAGATGTTTTTGAACATATTATAAATATACATTATTTATGCTCTTTCTTTTTCCTGAAAAGCTTTTTCTTTATTGAGCATTCTTTCAAGCATTTCCATCATTCGTTCCATATTCTTACTGTTTCGATCATTTGCTTCCGCATTTATTTTATTAGCCTCTGCGTTAATCTTGTTAGCCTGAGCATTTTCTTTTCCTTGTTCGGACAATAAAGATATTACTTTTATCATCTCGTTGATAGTTGGCATTTCGTATTGAGGAATTTCATTAATGTTTTCATCATTTATATAAGTGTCAGTATCAATATTTTCAGAAGGATATGTTGTAGTTACTTCATTTAACATTTTTCCTTCCCCAGTAATTAGCCAATTGGCATTAATCTGTGGAAACTTGGATATTATCTTATCAAGAACGTTTCTCCCAGCTCCTCTAGCAACCCAATTACTAACAGTTTGAGGCTTTTCGTCCATTAGCCTTGCAAACTCAGCTTTGGATTTACAAAAATGCGATATGATACACGAAATTCTTTCTCTTTCTGTTTTCATATAAACTAAATTGTGTACTTCGTTTCGGTGATAGGTCTATATTTACCACAAAAACAGAGTTGTTAAACATTTCTCATTAGAGCTTTGATATAGGATATTCTTCTTCTTTTTTAGTCGAATATTTTATATAATAATGTATAATCTGCTCTAACAGTTAAATAATGTTTTATAATAAACATTATAGTGTATATTTCTTGATATATAAACAATAATGTGTATATTTGCATCATCGAACCGTTGCAAAGATACGCAACTTAGCAAAGATTCACAATAGTATAAACGCATTAAAAATAAAAAGGTTATGAAAGATAGAGATTATTCCTTGATAAAGGACGGAAAATATAACATGAAAGCCATCATGCAAAGAGCTTGGGTTTATGTCCGCAATTACGGATACTCTCTAAAATCTGCCTTGCGTACTTCTTGGGTGGACGCTCGCTTAAAGATGGATGAATATGTAGAATCATTGAAGCCGAAAGCGATTGAACCAAAACAGGGAAATGTGCTGAAAGCGTTTTTCGCCGATAAGTATGTAAACTATGATAGTTCTTGGAGGTAATTATGAGTAGGGATGAGATAAGCAAAAATTTGTCTTTCCTTCGGAAATACACGGACGATCTGAAAGAACGAGATGAATATACAGTTCAGATGCTGGCTGGAAGCAAAGAAACGAAAGAAGATATTATCAGTAACCTTCTTCGAATAATAAAAGATTACGAGGCTCTGTTAGGTTAGAATCTACGAAAGAAGCGAGCGAAACGCTTTCAGAGCACAACGGTAAACCGATGAACCTAATTCGGGATGGGAGGATTAACCCTCAAAAATGAATCCGTGTTCAGGGCACGTTAAATTAGCCTGCGCAGATAAGCAGTATAGCCGATGCGAAGTATAGCGTAATAGCCAACCAGCGATGATATGAGCGGAAGGAAGCAACGTGAGTAAGTCAACATATATCCCGCACGGACAGTTGCACTGTTTGCGTGATGTCTTGATCGGATCAAGGTGCGGGAACTAACTAATACTTATTAATATGAAACGTACCCCATTATTAACAATCTGGGCAATATCTCTTGCCATGACGATATTGTTTGCAAATGAATTAAATGTTATTTTTTGGCTTTCTTTTGTCGCATTTGTATTGTGTTCAGTATATATAGAGAAGAATAGTAAAAGATTAGAGAGAGAAGAGTAATTAGCTACTTAAAAACTTTTTGTTTTGTCGTGTTTTTATTTTGTGTTTGTGTGTTCGGGGTGTATGTCTGTGAAGATAGTACATCCCTTTTTAAAATAGAAAAATGAAAATAATAAAAATATACTTTGAGGTGATACCACCGTTCGTGAGAATAGTGATATTTCGTTGTATTTTGATGTGAAAGTCCTGTATCTGACGTGATACAGGCAAACGGACAGTTAGTTTACTTGGTTAGAACGCATCCGCACGGATGAAAAGATGGTTCGAATCCTTCACTGTCCACTAAATTTATAAATTAATATTTTATGGTAAAAGAAATCGTTATTGATGAAAGCTATCAAACAACCAAAGTGTTTGATGCTATGAAAGTAGGAGACATCTATAATATTCCCTACGATGAATCACGTCACATTGGTATTAAGTCTGAAGCTGCTAGAAGAAATCGTGAAGCACGATTGACTAATAAGCTAAAAGCTAAAATAGACTTAATGTTTAGAGTCTCAAAAACTGAATATACAGGATATACTTCAGTTATCCGGTTAAAGTAACTTTAGAAAACACACAATCATGAAAAGAGTATTAACGGAACTGACTCAGGAATGTGAGTTGACAGCTCAAATGTATATATCTGGATTAGAAAAGAAAGAGATTGCATCATTAAAATATAAGGCAGTTAGCACGATAAACAATCAATTGCAAGAAGCTTTTAAAAAGCTAAATGTGAAAAACGGACGTGAATTATGTCGTAAGTTCTACGAGCGATTATCGGGGATAGAATTTACTTTTGATTTTTCTCCGGTGGTTAGAACGGTAGTAGCGTGCTGCTTATTGTTTGTTTTAATCCTTGATTCGCATTGTGAAAGGATAAGATTAAGAAGTACGCGAAGTATAGCAAGGGTGGAAGTAGTCTTCCGATCTAGGGCTAGGAGATATGATTGTTGTTTAGTATAAAAATAATAGGAGGAATTATGATTGGATCAGAAAGAATATCAAACGATACTCGCTTGATAGATTTGACAGTTGGGGAATTAAGGGCATTGCTTCAAAACGCTATCCCTGTAAATAATCCTCCAGAAGCAAAAGAATATGTCTATGGACTAAAAGGTATTGCTGAATTGTTTCGGTGCTCTTACAGTGAAGCCTATCGCATAAAACGAAGTGGAAAAATAGATAAAGCGATAAAGCAAGATGGTCGTAAGATTATTACGGATGCTAAAAAGGCATTGGAACTCTTTGGTAGATAATCATTGTTTAACTCTAATCCCGGAGTAAAGGACTCCGTGCGGTTCCAGTCCGCTATTTAAGTTTTGAATTATCCCCGTATGGCTTTGCTGTCCGGGGCTTTTTGATTAACCACTTTAATAATATATAATCATGAAAAAGAAAGTAATTGTAAGAGGAAATCGTTCCGGTGTATTTTTCGGAGAGTTAGTAGAAAGAAATGGTAGAGAAGTTAAGCTCGAAAATTGTCGTAGACTATGGTATTGGGATGGTGCAGCTAGTATATCTCAATTAGCAATTAATGGTACGACTAATCCATGTGAGTGTAAATTCACAGTAACGGTTCCAGAGATAGAGATTCTGGATACAATTGAGATTATTCCGTGCTCGAAGGAAGCTATTAAATCAATAGAAAGTGTAGCGGTATGGGCAAGGTGATGGAAGATAAAATAAAACAGTTTCTAAATACTGGCTATGGCTATGGCTATGGCGATGGCCATGGCTCTGGCTCTGGCTCTGGCTCTGGCGATGGCGTAAAATCTGTAAATGGGAATACTATTTATATAGTAGATAATATACCTACTATAATTACAAATGTAAAAGGTAACATCGCAAAAGGATTTATCTTCCAGTCCGACTTATCTCTTACTCCTTGTTTTATAGTAAAAGGAAATAATCAGTTTTCTCATGGTAGTACTCTGCACGAGGCATTTGAATCTTTGCAAGAAAAGCTTTATGATGATAGTACAGAAGAGGAAAGAATTGATAAGTTCAAAGAGAATTTTTCTGACTTTTCTAAAAAGTATTCCGCTAAGGAATTATTTGTATGGCATCATATACTTACCGGAAGTTGTAAGGCTGGAAGAGAATCTTTTTGTAGAGACAAAGGTATAGATGTAGACAATGATAAGTTTACCGTCTATGAGTTTATTGAACTAACTAGAAATTCATATGGCGGTGAGGTTATCCGCAAATTATCTTGATTTAATCCCGGTGTCCGTTGGTTCGGTATCCGGGAACTATTTTAACCACTTTAAATGATATAAGATATGAATTTAGAAAATTATGAAGTACTTCCCGTTGAAGTTCAAAACGTACAAGTCGTACAAGTTGATGCCGTAGAACGTGCGAATGTAGATTCGCAAGTGGCAACAGCCAAACGTTATCCGCGTGATATAAGACGTAGTATAGATAATTCGGTTGTAATGGCTACTATGAATCAAGAAACGGCTCAATCATGTAGCTATGCCCTTCCTCGTGGTGGTAGACCTATTACCGGCCCATCTGTTCATCTAGCTAAAATAATAGTATCTAATTGGGGCAATATGCGCACAGAAGCTAAAGTCGTACAAATAACAGATAAGCAAGTCATCAGTCGTGGGACATGTTGGGATCTGGAAACTAATGTCGCTTCTGCATTTGAGGTTAGACGTAGTATCATCGGTAAAAATGGACAACGATTCTCTGATGACATGATTACAGTTACAGGTAATGCCGCAAATTCAATCGCTTACCGTAATGCCGTATTTGCTGTTATTCCTAAAGCTATAACAGATAGAATATACTACGCAGCGCAAAAGTTTATAACCGGTGATTTGTCCGACTCCGACAAACTTTTAAAGGTAAGAACAGGAATCCTGAATAATTTCAAAAACAACTATGGCATAACCGAAGAAGAAGTTGTAAAGATGTGCGGGAAGCAAACTGTTAATCAAATCGGTGCTGACGAAATATCTATGCTAATGGGGACTATACAGGCATTGAAAGACGGAGATACGACGATAGACGAACTAATGAAACCAATACGTGAAAGCAAAGAGGCTATAAACAATAAGATTGCTGATATTGCGGCAAAAGCTGCCGGAGCTGAGGAAGATAAAAAAGATTAACTTAAAATATTACCATAATGGAAGCTCAACATTCTTTAGAATGGTATCGCAAACGGTTGGGTAAAGTCACCGGTTCACGTGTCGGTGACTTGATGAAACCCGGTAAGAAGAAAGAGGATTTGTTTGGAGATACCGCAAAATCCTATATATACCAACTGGCAGCCGAAAGAAGAATGAACCCATGTATCGTCAATGATGATAATTTGTTTGAGAAATACCTTTTCCAGGTCGGAATTTCATCAAAAGCTATTGAGTGGGGAAAAGCACAGGAAGCCGACGCTCGCAATTTATATAACAGAATGAAAGGTAATAATATGGTTGAGACAGGCCTTTGCATTCATCCTAGTATTCCCTTCTTTGGTTCTTCCCCTGATGGCTTCTGTTGTAATGATAACGGTGAAAAAGGTGTTTTGGAAATCAAATGCCCCAACCAAAATATATTTATGAAATATAAAGAAGAAGTGAAAGACAATGTCGGGCTACTTCTTTCTAAACCTGAATATTTCTACCAGTGCCAGTCTCACATGATGGTGACCGGAGCTGAATGGTGCGACTTTGTGGTTTATTGTCCCTTCCAAAGCAGACCTATTCACATCGTGAGAATCTTTCCGGATTATATGAATTTCAAGCTCATAGAGAAGCGAATTTTGATGGCTAATGAAATGATTGAAAAAATGAAAGCGTAGCTTATGGATAAAGAAATTAGCGAAATAAACGATTACTTGAATATTACCTGTTCAAATAATCCGGTAGAGATACAAGAGAGAATATCAGTCATAATGGTGTATTTGAACCGATCCGGTGAAATGCTTGCGGATGCAAAGAAACTGCTTCGGAAAAAGAAATCTACAGAGATAAGTAATACTATCATCTCAATAGCAAAAGAGCAATGCTTATCAGCTAAAGTGCAAAATGCATTGCTTGACAGCATAGCAGAAGACGAAGCATATTTAGTTGATCGGCTTGACCGGCTTAATGCCGCTTGCACACATCAATTAGATGCCTTACGCACTTTGTTGAGCTACGAGAAGGAGGCTATGAGATTAAATAAAACGGGATATTAGGAAATACTATTCCAAATAGCTGTTATTTGGAAGTTTTGAAATAAAAGTTATGCGAAATGCGTAGAACTAAAGTAATCCATGTCTACCTGATCTTCGAAAAGCGGAACTATTACTTCAGCTCGGTAACGGGTATCTTTCGCCATTTATCCGAAGATCAGATAGGAGTTAAGCAAAGTACATTATCTCATAATATGGAAAGCACTATCGTAACCGGTAGGGCTATAATCCGCAAGAGTGAGCTATTGAGATAGCTTTGTTAACCTTTTTACCCCAGCCTGCTTGTCTGTGAAGATTGGCGGGCGAACAAGGTGGTATGGCGGAATTGGTAGACGTTACATTGCGGTAGATGGTACTGGACAGGACGCCGAGGAGGCTCTCGACAGATCAGTCGCTAAACCCATCGTTGCAGGTTCGAATCCTGCTACCACCACATGAAAATAACAATCACCAAGCAAGAATAACAGACGATAGTCCGGTGCTTGAAAACGTCAGAAATCCTCATTCGGGGATATAATTTGAGAGATGAAGATATGATTCGTAAAACTAGAAAGAAACTCCAAAGGAGTAAGGAGAAAGGTTGATATGACATTCGAAGAAATGAAAGCCCAGTATTGCGGTAAGAATATCCGCAAGAAGCCAAAACATGAAGAGGATGATTTGCAAAGAGCTTGTGTTTGCTGGTTCGATTTACAATATCCTCAATATAGTCTAAGGTTGCATCATTCTCCTAATGGCGGTAAACGGAATGCTATCGAAGCTGCAAAGTTTAAACAGATGGGAGTACGTGCCGGTTTTCCTGACTTACTTCTGTTGATCCCTAACAAGTATTATCCTTTTATGGGAATTGAATTAAAGACTAAGACAGGAAGACAAAGCGACCACCAAAAAGCCTATCAAAAGGAATTTGATAGTATAGGAGCGAAGTATGTTGTCTGCCGGTCTTTGGAGGAATTTATAGAAGTTGTGAATGGTTACTTAGCAGAAAAATAAGATTTTAATTTGATATTTTGAAATTTGAGTGTATCTTTGCGGTGTTCACGCCAAGAACAAGACTTCTGAAAGAGATTAACGTGCATATTTTTATGTTCGTTTGTAAGCGTAATATTGCAAAGATATAAGGCTATCAAATCCCATTGGATGCTCGTTATCTCTAACGGTGTCGGTTCTTGGCGGAACGGGAGGCGATAGCCTTTCTTGTTTTTAACAACTCAAATTTCGTTCAATGCCAAGAACCAACGAAATCAGAGTTAAGGCGAATAATAGTAACCATAAGTCTGCGTTAGTTGCTAACGTAAAAGCAACATCCGTACTATTAATGTTAGTCCTCACTTTCATTAATCCCTTCTTATTTGTCGTACCGTTTATCGTGTGTTTTCTTTCAGCAAAGAAAGGAGGTTTGCTATGATACCCAACAAGCAATACGATCTTTCAGAGCTGAATAAGTTCTTCAATGAAGTAGGAACTCCTAAACAAATCGCTTCTGAGCTAGTAAATCTTCTATTTAATTACGCTTCTTGCGTTGACGAAGACAATCTAGAAGTTTTTAAAGCAGATGTAGGGACGATATACGTGTTATACAACGAGTTAACGAAAATAGAAGAATAATCTAAAAATGGCGGAATGAAATACTTCCGCCTATATCGCTATTGTCTAACATTTAATCATGACAATATGAAATCAATTAAAGAAGTAATTAAGGAGATAGAGCACATTCCGAAATGCCCTAGAAGTGGAGAAATTAACCTTTACTACCTAATAAAATTACATATCAAAAAGGGAGGTAAGGCAGCATGAGAGATAGTTTTATTTTCTACAGAAGTTTTTACGAGGCAATCAAAGATTTGCCGAGAGATATTCAGGGTGAGATTTACACGGCTATAATGGAGTATAGCCTATATGGTAAGGAAACTGATAATCTAAAGCCGGTTGCCAAATCTATTTTTTTGATGGTAAAACATTATATAGACCAGCAAGGAAAACCAGGCGGATTTAAGGGAGCAAATTCTGATGAGAACAACATTATTAGAAATTCTCCTGAAATGAAAAAATGGCGTAATGATGTTTTTAATAGAGATAAATTCATTTGTCAGAATTGTGGGAAACATGGTGGACAATTGAACGCACATCATATTAAATCATTTGCATTATATCCTGATTTGAGGTTTGATATTGATAATGGGACTACCTTATGTGAAAGTTGCCATATTGAGTTACATAAATCAGAACGAGAATGGGACAAGAAATAAAAAGGAAATCTTTTGTTTTTAATATAGAATGGCAGGAAGTGTTGATGGATTATCCACCGGAGGTCAGACTTGAAGTGTACGATGCGATAATAGAGTATGTTGCATCGGGGACACTATCGGAGCTGAAACCGTTGGCTAAAATGGCATTTTCTTTTATTAAAAAACAAATAGATTACAACAATGATAAATACGATGATATTGTTGCAAAAAGAAGCGAAGCTGGGAAAAAAGGCATGGCTAATCGCTATCAAAAGGTAACAAACGTAACAAGTGATAACAAAAGTAACAAGTGCTATCAAAAGGTAACAAACGTAACTATAAATGATACTGTATATGATAATGATAATAAAGAATCTACTAACGTAGATAAGAAAGAAAGTCCTCCTAAGTCCGATTATGAACGATTCAATGAATGGCTCAAAGAACATACACCTAATGTTCTTAAACTTCAAAGACAAATAACCGAAGAGGAATTTCTCAAATTAAAAAAGAAGTATTCATATGATCAGATAGTAGATATACTTCAAAGTATGGAAAATTACAAGGATGCTCCTAAAAAGTATACCAGTGTATATCTGACATTTCTAAAATGGGCAAAGAAAGAATATGGAAGTTAACATACAATTACGTGATGAAGATGCCGAAAAGTTAGTTCTCGGTACGATAATATCAAGAAGAGACGCATTGGAGGAAGTTAGAGAATTGCTAAGTAATGAATGCTTTTATAATTCATTTCATCAAGACATATACAAGGCTATTATTCAAATAGCATCTACCGGAGACAGACCGGATATGATTACTGTCAAGAATAAACTTGTAGCCAATGGCGTAGAGTTTGAATTGGTTGCATTTATGACTTTGGCGTCCAATATGACATTTGATTTACAGCAATATGCAGCACGACTTCATGATCTAGCTATCAGGCGAAAGTTTTATGAAATTGGGCAATATCTTGTCTCAAACTCATATACTGAATCTGAGGATATATTGGATGTGACCAATACTGTATCTGATCAGTTGTCATCGTTGTTCAAATCAAGTAGTAGTGTAATATCTACGATTAATGAAGGTCTTGAAAATGTATATCACATGATAAATGAGAATTTATCTGGAAGTAAGCCGCTAACTGGCACTCCTACCGGATTTGATAAAATAGATAATAAGTCGGGAGGATTGCAAAAATCAGACTTGATCATCATTGCAGGAGAGACGTCACAAGGAAAGACTTCGCTAGCGGTGTCTATAATGCGGAATGCGGCATGTTTAGGCACAAAGATAGCCATGTATTCGATGGAGATGAAAAAAGAGCAAATAACGGCTCGTATTCTTTCAATGGAAAGTGGAGTTCCAGCGAATGAGATCATGTATTCCCGATTGTCCGAGTCACAATTGCAATCTGTAGACAAAGGAATTGGTAAAGTTTCTGGTAAGGGAATATATTTCGATGACCGTAGTACCTCTAACATAGATACAATCCTTTCATCTATTCGGTATATGAAGTTAAAATTCGGGATAGACGGTGCTATTGTTGATTACTTGCAGATTCTTAATGTAAACATGAAGGGAGCTAATAAAGAGCAGCAGATGGGAGATGTAGCACGACGACTGAAGAATCTTGCTAAAGAGCTTGATATTTGGATTATTGCTTTATCTCAATTGAACAGGGATAATATGAATCCGGTCCCATCTCTTGCAAGGTTACGTGATAGCGGGCAGATAGCAGAAGCCGCAGATGTTGTTATGTTAGTCTACCGCCCTGAAGTAAAAGGTAAATCATATCCGGGAGATTTTTCTAGTGTAGATACAAGAGGAACGGCAATGATAGACATAGCTAAAGGGCGCAATATAGGCTTACTTAAGTTTATTTGTGGTTTTAATGCTTGTACTACATGCTTTTATGAATTGGAAAGCGTACCTGTTTTAAGTTACAACATAAGCAACGAGGAAGATGGTCCAGCTTTTTAACGTCATCGAACTGAAAGGATCGTCCCGAAGATGATACTGCTCGGTCAATTTCAGGAGACATGTTTTTTAGAAAGTAATAATTCAAAATTAGAATGAAAGGAATCAAATGATAATAGCATGGTTCAGTTGCGGTGTGACGTCCGCAGTCGCTTGTAAAATAGCTTTACAGACGTACAAAGATGTAGTCCTGTACTATACAGACACTGGCTCACAGGACGAAGATAGCTTTCGCTTCCTTCATGATTGTGAGCAATGGTTCGGGCAAAAAATAAACATTGTCCAGAGCAAGGAATATACCAATCATTTCGATGTGATTGAAAAGAAAGGCCTAATCAGTAAGCACAATTACTATCCGTGTACTTTTGAACTTAAAAAACGGCTTCGATACCAAATCGAAGATGAATTGAAATATTGGGATGGTCAAGTATGGGGATTTGATATATCGGAAACCAATCGGGCGCAACGAATGATTGAGCAATACCCGAACATGAAGCCATTATTCCCATTAATCGACAATCAACTATCAAAGGCTAATTGTGCCTGCTTGCTTGCAAAAGAAGGAATTGGGTTACCTCGAATGTATAAAATGGGATATCACAACAACAACTGCATCGGTTGCATCCGTGGCGGAATGGGTTACTGGAATAAGATACGTATTGATTTTCCGGAAGATTTTGAACGTATGGCAAAATTAGAACGTGTTGTCGGGCATTCTTGCCTGAAAGAAAGAATAGGTAATGAAACAAAGGCTTTATTTCTTGATGAACTTTCTCCTGACCGTGGCGATTTCCCTACTGAAATAATGCCCGAATGTGGGTTGTTTTGTGAATTAGAATTTATGAATTAGAGTAAAACAAGATCAGAAAGGAACTAATATGGAAAATCAAGTTGAAAAATTCGATCCTTCACGCTTAATGGAAGGAGTTAAAGATCGGGTAAAAGCTACATTTGTTTCATTAATACCTGACACGGAATGGGAAGAAATGATAAAAAAAGAGATTAATACCTTCTTTAAGGGCAATACCTCAATCAACTGGAATGAACGATATTCCAATAATATATCTCCTTTCCAAAAGTTAGTGTTGGAAGAATTAACTAAGGAATTTAAGAGCAGAATGATAGATTTTTTGTCCTCTTCTGAATTTGAACATTTATGGTTAAATTATGGAAGACCTACTTGCTCGAAGGCTGTGGAGAAAGCTATAATAGATAATTCAGGAGATATTTTAGTTGCTATGTTTGGCGGTCTATTTAGTGATATGATAATGCGTTTTAAACAGCAATTAATGGAACGTAGATATTAATTCAATATAATAAAGGAATAATCATGAACAGAGACGCCAACAAGAAATGTTGCAAGGAGAATCTTGTAAAATTGCAGGAAGAATATTTTAACGATAGGATAATAAGCGATATTGTTGATTTAGCCTATTGTAACGGATATAACACTGTACTTGATGCCGCAGAAAAAGTTTTGAGCAATGAGGATTATTTTAAGATCGTAAGTCAATTAGAGAAGGAGAAGTAAAAATGAATCGTACAATAAAATTCAGAGGGAAATCAATAGAAAGCCGTAAAAACGGACAATGGATATACGGTTGCTACTTGTCAGATCATGACGGCTATTCTTACCATGAATTGATTTTGGATAGTACTACTGGGTTTTCATACGAAGTTGATCCTATAACAGTAAGCCAGTTCACCGGCTTGTATGACAAGAATGGCAAAGAAATCTACGAAGGTGATATCTTGTTGGTGGGCAACGATGGATATGAAAATACATACAATAAAGTAGGCATAAAAGACGGATGCTTTGGATATGTCGGAGAAACGAATGGCGAAATACTCCCATTCTGTCACTACAATGTAACGGAAGAGATTGTAGGCAACATCTACGATCACCCACAATTAATCAAGGAGGAATAAAATGGAAAAGTACTACTATTATGCCTTTCAAAGTAAAGGCTTCTTCGGGTCCGGAATACGTTATGCTGATGATGGTTGTTTCAATTTAGCAGAAATGCATAAGTTTCTTCAGGAAACCTATAAAAAGCGATGTGTGATTACCTTTTGGAAGGAAATAACCTGTGAAGAGTATGAGAAGATGAGTGATTATTTAGAAGATGGTAGGGGGCGATAAAATGAAAGACTATCAATTTGAAGAGATAACATTTTGGCTGTCATTTATATCTTGTTTGATATCTTACCATCTGGGAATAGAATGGTTGACAGGAATTCTTGTAGTGGTAACAGCGTTAAACCTATTCTGATCAATAGTGACTGCTTGGGAAGATGTGAAGGATAATCGAAATGATCAAAGTAAAAACGAAAGCAATAATAGGAAGGAGGAATCATGAAGAAGATAATGTTTAATGACAAATTCCACTTAACTAAAGCGGTATTAAATGGTCGAAAGACCATGACGAGAAGGATTATATCATATCCATCAAAGTTTAGAGGTGAAAATGTAGCTGGATATTTTGTTTGCAGAAGCCCTTCTGGGGAGATTGTCGAAGTGTGTCTGCATGACGAAGATGAACGCATGATTGATGGCGGACAAATTCTCCCCAAATATAAAGTTGGCGAAGTAGTTGCCATTGCGCAAAGCTATAATGATTGTGGCAATATGCCCGATTATGAATTAGACGAAGATGGCTATCCTATAATGCCAAAAAGAAGCGGATTTTTTAACAAGATGTTTGTGAAAGCCGATCTGATGCCCCACCATATCAAAATCACCGACATCAAGGTTGAACGCCTACAGGACATTAGCGATGAAGATTGCATGAAAGAAGGAATTGAGGAACATTTGAAAGGGATACAATATGGATTTCCTTCAAATATCGGATATATAGGTCAGTATCCATTTTCTAATCCTAGAGAAGCCTTTTCTGCCCTGATAGATAAAGTCTCAGGCAAAGGCGCTTGGGAATGCAATCCGTTCGTGTGGGCTTATGAATTTGAATTAATAGACTAAGATTATGAACCAAGAAATAGACAACAACCTTCTGGCTGATTGCTTTAAAGCAGCAATGAATGTAGAATTCTTGCATACCAGCGAAGAGATAAAGTTATGGGCTTATTCCCTGTATAATGCAAAAATATGGGGAAGAAGCATAAAATAATAAATAAGAAATTATTAACTTTGTGCTACATGTCAAGTGACATGTAGCTAATCTGACGAAAAGACATGGGATTATCAATAAAACAGGAAAAATTTTGTAATTACTATATCGAGTGCGGAAACGCATCCGAGGCATATCGCCGTGCATATTCTTGCTCTAATATGAAAGATGAATCGATTAATGTTAAGGCTTTTGAATTGTTAAACAACGGTAAGATTACGGTAAGGGTAAAAGAACTTCAAGAAGAACTAAAGAAGAAATCGGATATTACAAAAGAAGAGGTTTTAAATATGCTTAGGAGTTTTATGTATGCTGATATACGTAATTTCCTTACTATAAAAGATGGAAATGTTACTTTCAAAGATAGCGAAGACTGGACAGATGAAATGGCGATGCAGGTCGAAAGTGTAAAGCAGGGGAAAGATGGCATTGAAATAAAACTGAATGGGCGTACATGGACTATCCAACGAATTTGCAAAATGCTTGGATTTGATTCTCCGCAAGATGTCAATGTGAACATGATATCTCCTATGACTAAAGAAGAAGCCAAACGAATCATAGAGGACTTATGACAAGAGAAGGATATGATTACATACGGGCGTTTTGCTTGTCAGGGACGTTAAACTATACTAGATACTTTTTTAAGGCAAGATTTGGTCGTAAATTTGTAGTAAACGACCATCACGTAAAGATATGCCAGGCTCTTGATGATGTGATTGACGGAAAGATAAAAAAGCTAATAATAAATATAGCTCCCAGATATTCCAAGACAGAATTAGTAGTAAAGAATTTCATCTCATATGGGCTTGCAATCAATCCATCTGCAAAATTCCTTCATTTATCTTATTCGGATGATCTAGCTAATGATAATTCAGAAGAGGTAAGGGATATAGTTAAGTCGGAAGAGTATAAGCGTGTATTCCCTTATGTGGACATCAAGAGAACAAGCGATGCCAAAAAGAAGTGGTATACGACAGAAGGCGGAGGAATGTATGCTACAGCCGCAGGAGGACAGGTTACAGGTTTTGGGGCCGGCGCCGTTGATGATAAGGACGATTTATCTAAAGCATTGGAAGAGTTCAAACCTTCTCCTAGATTTGCTGGGGCATTAATTATTGATGACCCTGTTAAACCTGAAGATGCAATATCTGATACTCCTAGAGAAAAGGTGAACCAGAGATTTGAGACAACTATAAGGAATCGTGTTAATTCAAGGAACACTCCTATTATAATTATTATGCAAAGACTACATGAGCATGATCTTTGCGGATATTTGATGGAAAACGAGCCGGGAGAATGGACTGTTTTGTCCCTTCCTGCAATAGTGTATGAAAATGGGAAAGAGAAAGCCTTATGGGAATTTAAACACACGCTCGAAGAGTTGTATAGGATGCAAAAGGTGAATAGTTATGTTTTTGAAACTCAATATATGCAGAATCCGACTCCTATGGAGGGATTAATGTATGGCAAGTTTAAGACTTATGAGACTATTCCATTAACTAACAGAGCAATAAGAAAGAACTACACAGATACAGCTGATACGGGAAGTGATTATTTATGTTCTATTGATTATATTGACACCGAGATAGGGAATTTCATTCTTGATGTTCTTTTTACGCAAAAAGAGATGGAGTTTACCGAGCCGGAAACAGCTAAGATGCTTACTAAAGACCAAATATCCAAGGCAAATATAGAAAGCAATAATGGAGGAAGGGGATTTGCTCGGAATGTAGAGAAGCAAATGCGGATGATTGGCAACTCAAAAACTCAAGTAAGTTGGTTTCATCAGTCAAAAAACAAAGAGGTTCGTATCTTTACCAGATCTTCCGAAGTGATGAATCTTACTTATTTCCCTGCTGATTGGGAAAGAAGGTGGCCGGAATTTGCATCTCAACTGAAAACATATAGAAAGAAAGGAAAAAATGCTCATGACGATGCCTGCGATGCTCTTACTGGGGCAGTTGAGATGAGAGGTGAGATAGACGTTTTATATTACAAGAGAGAGGAGATAGGGGGAAATAATCAGGTATTTGTTGAAATACACCCTAATATAAACGGATTATTTATAATGGTCTCTTATTGTGTTGTTGATAAAAAAATATTTTTGCTTGATTGCTTGTTCTCTGATTCATTGATTCCTATTGATTCTCTTGTTAATAAAATTGATGGTAATGTACAAATGGAGATTCCTCTTGAGATGAAACATTACGCAGATGATTATAGAAAACTTATAGATCACAACTTGTGGGTAAGAGAAGAGATAACAGACAAGAAAACTATGATTCAATCATACCAATCTATTATTAAGAATATTCGCTTCCCTGAAGCCGATAATTCGTTTTTTGCTATAATAGCTAACATGTCTGATTATGATGGAATTAATAGTTTTGAAGCCATGTATGTATTGTCTTGTATATGTTCTCGTGTTAAATCTTCAAGTATGATATAATTGCATAAAATAATTATCTATTTTTATTTGGACTAAATAGAAATAATTTCTATATTTGCGCTGAGGATAACAATCCCTTCGTGTGAAGATGCACGGAACTCGTATTTTTATGCTTTCAATTTTTTTTGTTAGCATGTATGTCCGTAAAGACCACTTCATTTCGTAGGGAATGGTTATCTCAATCAGATAATCATTCTTTTTATGTATAAATTAGGAAATTGGTTTCAGAAAAAGATTAATATACCTGTTCCTTCCATGAGGGGGACAGTAAAAGCTATTGAAAAGGATTCTAAAGGAAATTTCTGGTATCTTTCCAATTTTTTCTCATTATCTGGTAAAATAAAAAATGATTATGATCTAAGTTCGGATCAAGATAAGGCTGATTCCCTTCTTGTATGTACTCCCTTTTCTACTGTTATAAATAAAGTTGGCTCTCTTTTTGCTAATGGGAGAATATATGTCACAGATAAAGATGGGAATGAAAAAGAGGGATATAACAACATTAGAGAATTATTATCGCGCCCTAATCCGCTTCAAACAAGAGTAGGATTTCTGAAGGAGATTGAAATGTCTCTTAAAGTTTTTGGATATTGCCCTATTTTCACTGTAAGATCAACGAAGAAATCATTGCCTCTCGCAATGTATGTCATCCCTGCACAGATATTTCATATGATTTCTTCGGGGAAACTATTCCGTCAATATGATATAAAAGATATTGTTTCTAGGGTATACCTAGAGTGGAATGGAGTGCAGGAAGATTTATCAGAAGAAGATTATTTTGTAATTTATGATAGTTCTGCGAATATTAATGGCTCCAATCAAGATATAGAATTTTCTTCCGTTACAGATTCACTTTCTATGCCGGTTAATAACTGGATTGCAGCAATGGCGGCAAGTTATCAGTTAATTGTAAATGGCGGTCCTAAAGGAATTATTTATTCAGATTATTCAGATAAAATGGGTAATCAGGTTATGACGCCGGATGAGAAAGAAGCTTTGGAATCTAAATTAAAAGAGAAATATGGAATTCTCAATAAATTTCCTATCCTCACATCAAAAATAAAGTTAGGATGGATTCCTTTAAATTATGATTCCTCTCAGCTTAAACTTCATGAAGAGGATGTTCGGTGTAGTAGAAAGATATGTAATGCAATAGGTCTTGACTATAGCTTATTTGATGAATCTAAGTATGATAATAAAAGTATTGCAGAGAAATCTGCTTATCAAGGTCTTATTATTCCTGATTCAGAGAAAGTGACAGAAGCGCTGACGGAAGCTATTTGTCCCAAAGGTGTTTTTATAAAACTGGACTATACTCATATTGATTGCCTTCAGAAAGATAAGTCTGCATCTTCTTCTGCATTTCAGAAGATGGCTTCCTCTTTAATTCAATTAGTTGAGAATGGGCAAATAACTCTTGATGAATCTAGAAATGAACTTGCAAAGTTTATTGATATTGATCCTGATAATCCTAGAGGTGAATTTAAAAATAATAACTCTATTTAAAATGGATAAAGCTAATAAATATAGTGGAAGAATGGGGATGCAATATAAGATATTCTCCATTTATGCTAAAGAAGTAAACTACGATAATGAAAGTCGGACCATTAGCGGTTATGCTGCGGTCTTTGGCAATAAAGATAAAGCCGGAGATATATTAATTAAAGGTTGTTTTTCAAAGAGTATTCAAGATCGAGGTCCAGAAAGCTCCGCAAATGATAAAATAATCATGTTGTGGATGCATAATATGAATGAGCCTATAGGTCGGATTACGGTTTTAAATGAAGATGATAAAGGACTTTACTTTGAAGCTGTAATTGATGATGTTCCAAGAGGAGAGCAAGCTATCAAACAGCTTGAATCCGGAACTTTGAATCAGTTCTCTATCGGCTACCAATATGTATGGGAAAATTGTGAATATGATGCAGAGAAAGACGCTTTTATAGTGAAAGAAGTGAAGTTGTACGAAATTTCAGTAGTCTCTATCGGTTGTAATGGAGAAACTGAATATTTAGGATTAAAATCTATAGAGGATGCTGAAAAAGCTTATGAGGAATTAAATGCCGAAATATCTGAAGTGTGCTCAGGGATGCCCGCATCCAAGCAGCAAAAGATACAGAGAATCATATCAAAAGCAATATCACTTTCATCTTTCAAGCCGGAGAATCGAAAAGAATCATCACTTGAAGGAGAGGAAGCCGATATGCATGGCAATAAGGTAAAATCAATGTTCAAAAATTTAAAATTAAAGTAAGTATGGGAAAAGAAGCGAAAAAGATTGAGTTTAAAGACTACCTTGATACTAAAGGGCTGTCGGAAGACGAATCTAAAGTTTTCGATGTGTTTTCTAAAGGGCTTGATGGCTATATGGAAGCCCTTTTTGAGCAGTTTATGAAAGACGAAATTGATTCTAAGTCTATGAAAGAGTCAATTGAAAATGCTACGGAGTCTATTGAAGAGTTGAAGAAAGAGGTTAAAGGATTTGCAGATAGCGAATCTATCAACGAGCGTTTAAAATCTTTTGAAGAAACTATTGTACGCATTAAGGCCGCCACCGAAAAAACAAAAGGAGGAACATACAAATTAAAATCTATTGAAGACCAACTACGGGAACAGTTAAAAGCTTATATTACTGAAAATCAAAACGGTTGTTCTACAGTTGATTTGAAATCTGCATGTAAAGCATCTCCTGGCAATAAGCTAGAGTTGAATCTGGTAGTAAATACAAAAGATGCCGCAGTTATATCGTCTGGTTCTTTGGCTCCTCATTACGGTGTTGAGGTTGATCCGAATTTATCTGTAAATCCAAGATCTCAAACTGTAATTCGTAATTATGCAAGTGTTTCTGGGACTAATAGCAGATCACTTATTTATGCGGAATATGTCAGCAAGGATGGTGATGCAGCATGGGTTCCCGAAGGTGGATTGAAACCATTAATGGACGCAACTCTTGCGGAAAAAACCGTTACGGCTGCCAAAGTTGCGATTGCTGCTAAATTTACAGAAGAAACTCTTTCTGACTTTCCAAGCTTTGTGAACGAGGTGCAAACAGAAATGGTAAATAAGCTTGGTATAAAAGAAGAACAGGGGATCTTGACAGGAACTGGAACGTCCGGAGAAATAAAAGGGGTAGCTGCGGATATGCCAGCTTTCTCTTTAACAAACTTCTATATTGACAAGGCAAATATGTTTGATGCCCTTGTAGCGGCTTATTCTCAAATCGTTTCTACTAGCGAAATGGCTTATCGCCCTAACCTGGTATTGATGAATCCTTTGGATTACGCTTCAATGCAGTTGGCGAAAGATGCTAATGGGCAGTATTTGAGACCATTCCGATATAACGATGAGTTGATCCAAGGATTAAGAGTTGAGACTACTACTGCAGTGGCACAAGGAGACTTCATAATGGGAGATTTCTCTTATTTGAATATTCGTGACTTGTGGGCTCTATCAATTTCTCTAGGATGGGAAAATGATGATTTCAGAAAGAATATCGTAACGGTGATTGCTGAAAAAAGATTGATGTGCTATATCAAGTCTCAGTATAAAACAGCTTTTGTAAAAGATAATTTTAATACTGTAATTGAAGGTATTACAAAATCAATTTGATTAACATATGGAAAAAGAATACAATATGAATTTGACAAAGCGTTACAAGGTAACGTTTATCAAAGATGGTACAATGTATAAAACTGGAGAGGAAGTTATGGTAGGTATGCCTCTTGCCAGCAAGTTTTATGCAGAAGGGAAAATTGAAGCGACTAGCGAATTGGTAAACGATGCTAAGGCTTTAGGGTGCGAAGAACTTTTCACTAAACGTAAAAAGATTAACTCATGATTATTGACGGCTCATATTTTACAGGTGTATTAAGTCTTGGAATCAACTTTGACACGGGTGCGGAATCTATAACGAAGAAGGCCGAACTGGATACCCTGCAATCGTATATTGATTTATATGAAAGGAAGTATCTTCGCCTTATGCTTGGCAAGAATATGAGTCGTCAGTTTATTGATTATCTATCTTCTACAAAGGATGATATGCCTCAATGGGAAGCCTTGAAGGATAAGCTGTCCGTGAAGGGAAGATCTCCTATCGCTAACTACGTATACTTTTTCTATGTGAGCAAGTGTGGTGTTAAACCTACTCCCGTTGGACCGGTGTATACTTCTGATGGCGAATTGGCAAATCCTAATTCTTTGCTTGTTTCTGCTTGGAATGATATGGTAGAAATGAACATTGATTTATGTGATTTCCTTTACGGAAACACGGAATATGAAGGCTTTGATCCGGATGCTTCTATGTTTGAATGCATAAACGCTATGGGTATATGAAATCGGTGAATGACATATTCAGAGAGATTGTAGCTGCTACGGCCGGAGAGTATGGTAAAAATATCTCATACATGTTCGGTGACTGGGATTATATAGCTTCTGAGCTTACCAAATGGAGCGATTCTCCCGCTTATAGTGCACTGAAATTCCCTATCATATGTTTATACTCTCCGTATGAGGAAGATCGTTCTAGAAAAGAACCATCCGTTAGCTTAGGATTTCTCATCTTGGTTGATACAGCGCAGGATTATACGAATGAAGAACGCGAAGAGATTTCTTTCAGAAGGGTGCTCCGCCCAATCTATGATATATTCATAAGAAAGATCAGTGAATCATCGGACTTAAAGAATAATTATAATGGAATTGTTCCTCATCGTTATGTTGAAAACTATCGATATGGGAGAAGGGGGGTAGAGGCTAATGGTAGACCATTCAGGGATTTCATTGATGCGATAGAAATAAAAGATTTAAGAATAACAATCAAAAATATTAAATGTTATGGCGATAGAACTTAGAGAATGTGCCGGTGTTGCTCAGTTTAACACCGGTACTTCAAAATGTATACTTGATCCGGGAAAGGTAAAAGCTATTATCTTGACAATGCATGGATATAAACTTCCTAAAAATGCTACAGCTGAGTCATTGCAGGCTGCTTGCCATGATGACAGACCGGCCCGTATATTCCCGATCAAGACGATTGTTGAATATGCTCCGTCTGGTGGAGAAGCCAATAAGGGAGCTACAGGATATGGACCTAATAAGGTTACGTCTTATTCAGCAAAAGACGACGTATGGACATTGGAAGATTTCGATGCGAGTCTGAAGGCTAATATCATGGCCGCAAAAGGAGTTGCTTTTGATGCCTATTTCGTGGACGAGAATAACGTTGTATACGGAATGAATGATGGCACCGAGGAACTGGCGGGAATTCCCTTGTCCGGAGTTTATCCGGGCGGTCAGGACTGGGATTCTTCCGGAACGGAGGCAAACCTGACGATTGGCACAATGTTCAAGGATTACGAAAAGTATGTGAAGAATGCCGATTATCGTGTATACAAGTTCGATGTAGTCGAGGCTTTGACGGGACTTGTTTATGTCGAGTTAGTAAAACTGGACACCGGGGAAAATAATTATAAGCTGAAAGAACATTTCGGAAATCTTGATGTCACATCTTTCTTTGGTTCGGCATTAAGCGAAGGTGCTTCTACTTGCTTTAATGGCGCAACTGCCGTTACTTATGCAAATGGTGTTCTTACGATAACTGCTTCAGGTGCGGTTTCCCTGAAATCTCCAAAGGTTCTTCAGGAAAATGGTGTTGTCGGCATTGAACAGTGGGTAGAATGAAGGTAGAGGGAGTTAACTTTGTCGATGAAGAAGTTAAGAAAATGAAGAAAAGAGAATTCATCAACAAGCATAAGACTTCTTTTTTCCTTGATAGGACAGAAACTGAAAGAGAAAATATCCTCTCTGACATATACGACAGGATTGTTAATGCCAGACCTCCTTCAGGGGATATTATTTAAAGTGGTTTGTTTTCAGGAAGGGGGAGGCGTTTGCCTTCCCTTTTCTCTTATTTGTTAAGCATATGGCTACAATTAAAGAAGCATTGGATAATGTAACCTCTTTTGTTGCGGGGGTCGAAGGAGAGATTCAGAATGTTATGGATTCGAATAAATCTCTTGTTCGGGAATTTGTGACGGAACAGCTGTATTCGGGAGTAAATGGTAATGATAAACCATTGCGTCCAGCTTATTTGAATGATCCGTGGTTTTCTACTGATGAAGCCGGAAAATGGAAGAATAATGCAAAGGGATATGCTAAAATGAAAAAGAGAATAACGAAACCGACTCCATCATTTCAAGGTTATCCGGCGCGAGACATTTATACTCCAAACCTCATTATAACAGGCGAATTCTATGATTCTATACGTGTCTCTTCGTCCTCAAGGGGATTGAAGATAGAAACGAGGGGAAGCGATATAGGACCAGATATTGAAAGAAAGTACGGAAGTGCCATATTGGGAGTAGGAGGAAAGTCCCGTGAGTACTTTCTTAAATATGTGCTTAATCCGGCGCTTAAAAACTACTTCTCAAAATTTGGCGTATTATGAGTTGTTGGTGTCAAGGTAATAAACAGCCTTCCTCTAAAGAGAGAATGCGGGAAATCGCAAAGAAGGCTGCTAAAATGGAACAGTCTGTGTTTGTCCTAATAGAAAAGCCGGATGGTACATATTATTTTGTCAAAGATGGAGAGGATTATGCCGGCACCTTTATTGAATACATATATCCGTAATGCGACAAATAGGACAGAATTTATGCTATGTAGTCAGAAAAATTACGGGTGTTATACAAAAATAAGAGGAAAAATAGAACAAAATAAGGTTAAGCAAGTCGATAGGGCGTTTAGAGGTTCGAATCCTCGCTTGCTACAAAGTCGGACAAATTAAAATCCCCAGAAGCGGAAGTGTCCGAGCCGCTAATGGGGATAGTATTAACTATTTAATAATGCAAATCTATGAAAAAGAAAGCAGAAATTAAAAAGTATGACGCTAATATTTTAGAGAATATTGGTAGAGATGGTGATTTTTATTCTCTTAACGATTTATGGGTAATCGCTGGAAGTCCTGATGCTAAAAGACCTAATGATTGGAAGAATACTCAACAAGGTTCTGATTTTATAGTGTCTGCATGCAGATTTCTAAATGCCGCCCAAAATGGCATTATAAAATCAAAACGTGGAAAAGGAGGTGGTACTTATGGCATTAGGCAGGTTGCTTTGGAATATGCAAAGTATCTTGATGCGGATTTAGCGGTAATAGTGAACGAAGTTTTCTTCCAGCGTATCGAAGAAGAAAAGAATCCAGACCTAATTGGCCAACGCTACATAAAAGCATACGAGAAAAGAGGAAAGTCTGCAGACTGGACCGCTGAACGCCTGAAATCTATCGGAACTAGGAATATGTTTACAAGGACATTGGCAGCTCATGGTGTATTGGGTGATGGATTTCGTAATTGCACTAATGCCATATATGAGCCTCTCTACGGAGGAACTACTAATGTGATCCGGGCAAAGAAAGGTCTTTCCAAAAATCAAAGCATACGTGACAACATGAGCAAAGTTGAGCTTGCGGCAGTTGGTTTGATTGAAGCCCTTGCTTCTGACGAAATAGAAAGAAAAGATATTCAGGGAAATGCGGATTGTGAGATAACCAGTAGAAGGGCTTCCCGTACCGTTGCAAATGCGCTGATTGAGCATAAAAAGTATATTCTCTGAATCCGTACATAAAGAAAGGGCAGCTACATGCTACCCTTTCCCGTCGATTGGCGTCAACTTCAGTGCCGGCCGAAGCCCCCTGACTTATCTTATCTTACAAGATGCCCGTTGAGCGTTCTTAGGTCAAATTTCGGACGTTTGGGCCTTCCGGAGCATCTCACTACCTTCATCATTGTCTGCTGCGGAATATCGCCCAATTCACAGCATATGGCTTCAAATCTGTCTAGGGCAGAAGCCAGTCTCTTCGAACCTTCCTCCCTCATTTGGGCTACTCTTAGGCTTTTCATGGCAGTTTCCCTGCCGATCCTGCTTATCTCTTCATTCTGTCTTATTGCTACGTATAAAGCGTCTTTTATCTCGTTTGGGGTATAATGTTGTGCGTTCATAACTTTCTATTTTTCGTGTATTTTGATATAGTTTTGGCTGTCCGGCATTCAAACGGACCGCGATATGAATTGAGAAAAGGGGATGGTTATACTATCCTAGCCAGCTTCCCGTCAGAAGGTTTCCCGCCAAACAGGTGGTTCAAATAAGCCAATCCCTTCTGGGTGACAAGAACCTTAGTGACGACAAATCCCGGATGGTTGGTGCGCTCGATGAACTTCTCTTTCATCTCGAAGTAGCCGGCATCAATAAACCTTTGCTTGGGCTCGTTGCGGTTGGCGAAGAATACGCCCGCTTTCCTTAGCTTGTCGAACAACGTATTGCGCCCAAAGCCTAGCTTTAGAATCTTGGCGGACATTCCTATGTCTACCTTGTCGTCGGTGGCGAAGGCCGCGTCTGCGAAGTCTGCCTTCGGTTGGAGCTTGGCGTTCTTCTCTTCCAGCTGCTGCTTCTCCTGTGCCAGCCGTTGTTTTTCCTCTTCCGATGATACGAGGGCCTTCAGGGCTTCGAGGTAGGTTTGCGGAGTTTGAGGTTTGCGCTTCTCCAGTTCGAGTTGCTCCCAGCGATCAATAATCTTCTCACGGAGTACTGCGTCGTAGCCGGAGGCGAGGATCAGGCAGCCTTTCTTGGTGAGTTCGAAGCAGGGGAGTTCTTTGTATCCTCCTCTTGGCTGTGGCTGCTTGTAGAATGACTCCTCAAAATTGAGGTGTGATACTCCCTGCTTAAGTAAACTGCGGATATCACGAACTATATTGTCGTGACGCTTCCCTGTGAGTTCTGCTATTTCAAGCGAACTCATTCTATCCGTCTCGTGGATTAACGTCGCCATCAAACTACTGTTATTCGTCCGATGATGATTGTCGATATTGTTAAGCATAAACAATAAAAAAAGGTATATTGCCTTTCCCGCTGCTTAACACATATCGACTATGCTGTGGTTCCATTACAGTTCCACACGGGGGTACAATATACCTCAATATTTTAAATACAAGCATAAAAAATGCCTGCATAAGAATGCAAGCTCCGCCTGCACAGTCGATTTAAATATGTTAAGCACCGCAAACGTACAAACATTTTTTGAAAAAAGCAAGAAAAAACAACTTTTTCGCGTGATGAATGAAGATATATGACGATTTATTTGTTATTGTGTGTATTAATCTTTTCTTTTGCGCAAGAACATATAAACACACGCAATCATGAATAAAATTCTATTCCCTTTAGTAGCAATATTGCTATTGGCAGCCTGTAGCTCTAGTGAAGAATCTGACTCTTTTAAATATCAAATTGATAGCTCTATACAAGTAGATAATTTGAAGCTACAATCTTATATCTTTGAAGGGAATTATTACATAGAAGCTATTGATGACTCAGGAAATGATGTATTTATTATTGAGGACAAAGCGGAAGGTTATACAGAAGATTTAGGATTTGGAGAGAAAAGGGAATATCCAGTTAATGGATGTTATATACAGAGTGCTGTAAAAAAGAATAACGACATATTTATTTTAATAAGTTTGTATGGGAATTTAATTTCACATCCTCACAAATTTATAATAAAGGTAAGAAATGGAATGCTGGATAAAAAGATTTTCTTTGATGTAGATGATTATACTAAAGGAAAATTTTATCCCGAATCAATTATTGATTGGTATGGCAAATCTATTGCTGTTTATAGAACAAGAAGAACTGGGGATTATTGTTTTGCTGCATTAAATAAGGATTTAGATGGGCAATATTATTCTAATGTACACACCTGTGAGTATCCTATAGATAATATAATAAATGAGAATTATATTTCTCTTTCTGAATATAAAATAGTATTTACTTTTGAATCATATGTTTATTGTGTAGATATGTCAGACCCTTGCGGTTTGGTATGGGGGGTTAAATTTACCGAAAACGATGAAGAAATAAGAGTAAATAAATCCACATACTCCCTAGATGGCAATAACGTAGTAGTAGACATTGATGCCACCACTAGGGCAGGGGAGAAGAAGAAATACCATCTGGTCTTAAATAAAGCCACAGGGGAGTTAGTCAATCCGCAATCCTAACCATTTAAATAACACAATATAATCATGGAAACATCAAACCATCAATCCGAACTTTCCATCCATTGTGGCAAAAACACGGACAGCATGGAAAAACTTTAAATAAAATATCATGGTAGAAAAGAATATAATAAAATACGACGGAGAGTTAAATTTAAATGGATTAAAAATATCTTGTTATGTTTTACAAGATGGGCGTAGAATACTTTCTACATCTGGAATGCAAAAGGCTCTGGCAATCGTAAATGATGAAAAAGAAAGGTCGTCGGGAAGATTAGCTGAAATACTAAGTTCTAAGCATGTAAGTTCTTGTATATCAAACGAAAATCTATCGGCGAAAATATCTCCTATTTTATGTTATAGAGGTGCTCAAAAAATTGCTGGATATGAAGCGTCGGTGCTACCTGAAATATGCGAAATTATGCTTAAAGTGAGAGATTATGCGGTAACAAACAATATAGAATTAGGTAGTAGACAAAAAGCTGTTATCGCACAATCTGACATTATTATAAGGGCACTAGCAAGAGTAGGAATCATTGCACTCGTCGATGAAGCTACAGGCTATCAATATGATCGAGAAAAGGATGAACTCCAAAAGATTCTGAAGGCGTACATTTCAGAAGAGCTTCTTCCGTGGCAGAAGCGTTTTCCTGATGTGTTTTATAAAGAACTATTTAGGCTGAACGGTTGGGATTTTACAGTAAATGGCATAAAGAAAAGACCAGGTATTATAGGTAAATGGACTAATATGTTTATTTATGAAGAACTACCCAACGGTGTTCTTGATGAACTGAAGAAGAAAACTCCCAAAAGTGAATCAGGAAACAGGACCAGCCGATACCATCAGCTGCTGACCCTTGACATTGGGGAGCCTAACCTTGAAAAGCAGATAAACAAGGTAATTACCTTATTTCAAGTATCTGATAACATGAAACAATTCTGCGACAACTTTAAGAAGATGAAAATGAGGCAGATCGGACAAATGGAATTGCCTTTTGAATTTGATGAAAATGGATATACAAAAGATTAGCTTCTTAACTTATTCCCGCCCGTCTAAAGATGGGCGGTTTTTATTATATAACACTTCTATATTCCTCCCAATCTACTTTATATCCGGTCCTAAATGTTAAATAATGATTATGGTAACAAATTTGTTACTGTTTTATTTGGTTAATAGTAACAAATACGTTACTTTCGTATTGAATTTAAAAGCTCATTGAAATTATGAAAGTATCAGAGTTAGTAAGGATGCTAATGAAAGCCGGTTGTTTCATACATCGTCATGGAGCCAATCATGATATATGGTATAGTCCGATAACCAAGCAGACTTTTCCAGTACCAAGACATGAGAGCCAAGAAATGAGAGACGGCACATTAAAGAGCATTAAGAAGATGGCGGGGATTTAATCCCTGCCGTTTACTTACTAAATTGAGAAAACATATTTCAATGGCTTTTAAATTTCAAATCAAAAACAAAGAGTTATGAAGATACTTGCTATTATTGAAAAGGGAACAGATGGTTTATACTCCATCTATTCAGATGATATGCTGCTTAATCATGGATTAGGCGGTTATGGTTCAAGCGTGGAAGAGGCAAAAGCTGACTTTATGGAAAGCATTAAAGAAGCAAAGGAAATGATAATAGAAGAAGGCATCCCCTTTCCTAATGAAATGGAATATATAGATGTAACTTTTAAGTACGATCTTCAATCTTTCTTTAATTACTTTGATTGGATTAATGTGAGCCAGTTTGCTAAAAAAGCTGGAATCAATGAGTCTAAAATGCGCCAATATAAAAACGGACTGGCATTTGCCGGGGAGTCAACAACAAAGAAGATTCTCGACACCATAAAGAATATCGGAGCGGAGTTACAATCTGCGACTTTATAAATTCAGAGCTTTTAAATTCAAAAGAGGAGCCGTGAACCAATAAAGGGGCGCGGCTTTCTCGCATTACTTCACCTTTATTTTTACCAACATCTCTCTCTTATTCTTATTCATTCTAAATAGCTTGCAAATATCCTCAAATCTTTCTATATTTGTGCGGAAACCGTGTCAAGTGGCCCGGTACTTAATTCGAACGTTATGGCAAATGAATTAAAAATTACGGATTTAGTAGGTAAAGAAGCTTTTGATCAATTAAAAGATCTCCGAAAAGATATTACTAAAACATACAAACATTACAAGGAAAAGGCCAATGAGATGGCCCAGATTACATTTATAAAGCCTAACACTCTTTCAGAACTGTCGGATAAGTCAGCAGCGTATAATAAGACTCTTACAGATCTCGCTACAACTCAGAATAAACTGGCTGCCCTTCAGAAAGAGCATGAATCCGTCCTAAAGAAGATAGAGGAGCAAACTCGAAAAAATGTTGCTCAGATATTAGATGAGGCTAAAGCGAACGAATTAAATGCTGCGGCTGAGCTAAAGGCGCAAAAGGCTGAAACTGAAAGGCTGAAGCAACAAAGAATGCTTAACCAAGAGAAAAGGAAGGCTAAAATAACCACCGAGGAGGCCATTGCCTTAACCAGCAAAGAAGTACATTCTATCAATGAAGCAAAAGAGCAAAATAAACTATTACGTATAGCTGTTGCTCAGGTAACTGATGCCGAAGATAAAGACAATAAAATTAGGCAGCAGTTAAATGGGCAGATAGCAAAGAATACTGAGTATATACGTTTCAATTCCGATGCATATACCAGGCAAAAAATGGCTATTGGTTCTTATAAAAATGAAATCAAGGCTGCATTGGTGGAATTAAAGAATGGTAATAGTACATTTAAGAATCTGGGAATTGTAGCAAAAGGGTTTGGCGGTATTCTTAAGTCTAATGTTAGTGCAGGCCTTGCTGAAGTACGAATAGGTGTAGGTTCGATGATAAAAGGAATGGTGGGTGCACAAGCCATAATAGGATCTTTCCAGAAAATGATAGGGCTATTCAAGTCAGGGGTACAATCCATTATCGATTTTGAGGCTGCTAATAGTAAATTAGCTGCTATTCTAGGTACGACTTCGAATAATATGAAGGATTTGTCTACTGACGCTCAACGCTTAGGGGCAGCAACTAAATATACTGCATCAGAAGCGACTAATCTACAGATAGAATTAGCTAAATTAGGCTTTACTAGAAAGGAGATTCTACAATCAACAGAAGGAATATTGAAATTTGCTCAAGCTACTGGAGCTGATTTGCCAGAAGCGGCAGCTTTAGCTGGTGCGGCATTGAGGATGTTTGATGCAGAAACAAGAGAAACGGAACGTTATGTATCTGCAATGGCGGTTGCAACAACGAAAAGTGCATTATCTTTCTCTTATTTACAAACAGCAATGCCTATTGTCGGTCCAGTTGCCAAAGCTTTTAATTTTCAAATAGAAGATACCTTAGCTTTATTGGGGAAATTATCGGATGCTGGCTTTGATGCTTCCATGGCTGCTACTGCTACAAGAAATATATTACTAAATCTAGCAGATGGAAGTGGTAAATTAGCTCAAGCTCTTGGAGGTCCAGTAAAGACTCTCCCAGAATTGGTATCTGGTTTGCAAAAATTAAAAGAAAGAGGGGTAGACTTAAATACTACGCTAGAGCTTACAGATAAACGTAGTGTTGCTGCATTTAATGCCTTTTTGACGGCTGCTGATAAAATAGTTCCTTTAAGAGAGCAAATAACTGGTGTTGCTGGAGAGTTAAATGATATGGCTGAGACTATGGGAGATAATGTTCAAGGGGCAATTGCAGGCTTGTCGTCAGCTTGGGAAGCGTTTATGCTATCTTTCTATGATTCAAAAGGAATAATGAAAGATGTTCTTGATTTTTTTGCAAAGGGACTTAGAGAAGTAGCTAGACAATTAAAATCAAATGATCAGTTACAAGAAGAGGCAAATAATCAAGCGGTTGCAAATGCTCAAAAAGAGATGAGTCGATCTGATGTCTTGGAGAAACATCGTGCAAATATAGCTCGTTTATATAAAGAAAAAATTAATGAAGGGATGAGTGCGGACCAGGCGGCTATTGCATCCAAAAAAGAATATATTCAAACTCTTCGGAGTCAATATGAATATGAAAATACTGCTTATCAAATAGCTATACAAGATAGAAAAAAAGCGGAAGAAGAATTGGCAAAGGTTGGCTTGTTTTATTTTAATAGTTCAAATGGATTGTCTAGAAAACAATTACAAGAAAATATCAAAACTGCAATAACGGCTGCTGCTGGGAAAAAAGCTATTGCCTCTGTTACTGAATCTATAATTGACGATTTAAATAAAATAGATTTAAAACAATCGCAAGTATCTAGCGGTGTATCAACGTTAACCGATAAGGAGAAAAGAGCTTTGGAGAAAGCTAGTAAGGAACGTCTCCGTATCCAAAAAGAATACCAGCAATCAGAAATAGACCTAATGGATGAAGGTTTGGGTAAGGAATTGGCAAAAATCCGTTTAAACTACACACAGCGCATTGCGGCTGTTAAGGGTGGTACCCAGGAGGAAATGAAGACAAGAGAGAATCTTGCCATTGCTATGGAGGATGAATTATACAAGAAGATTTATACCTATAACAGAGATAAAGAAAAGATTAATCTCCAAAACAGGTTAGATGCTCTTTCTACTAATTCGCAAGATGAGCTTGATCAGCGATTGAGTCTCCAGCTTCAGATAAACGAGATATTAAGAGAATCAGAAGTTGAGGCTGCAAAGAAAACAGGAGAAGATATAAATGCTATCAACAAGAAGTATAATAAAAAAGCCAGTGATATTGCAGTGAAAGGTGCCCTGGAAAAGGCTGGTTTAATTGAAAAAAATACGGCAAGGGAAGCAAATATAGTCAAAAATGGTGCAGAAGATCAGCTTCGTGCATTAGAGTTGAGTTACCGTAAAGGGGAAATTAGTGAAAGGGAATATCGTCAGCAGACATATGAGATAACTAAAAAAACTGTTGAAGCGCAATTGGAACTGCTGACAGCACAACTAGAAGCAGAATTAAAGGTTCTTGACCCGGCTAGCGATAAATCTGATCAAATAAGAAAGAAGATTGAATCTTTAAGAGCTGAAATTCGTAGGTTAAGAGAGGAATCTGAAGATTTAACATATGGCAAAGAGAAGGAAGATCGTGTAGAGTGGGCAGACGCTTTTACCGATGCTCTTTCGAATATGAAAAGTGCAGCTGAGGAGTCTTTGGGTGACACTATAGGATTATTCAGCTCTTTTTATAGTGTAATCGGGAAATTAACCAAGCAATTTGAGGATTCAGGCATCTTTTCATTGTCTAAATGGTGGGAAAATTTAAATCCGACCGAAAAGGCTACTGTGATATTGGAGGCATATGCGGAATTGTTCAATGGAATTACTTCACTAATGACATCCGCCTTTGATTCCCGCATTGAGCAGATCGAAGAAGAGCAGGAAAGAAACGAAGAAGCCGCAGAAGAAGAAAAGGAGCGTATTGAAGACTTGGTTGAGAGTGGAGTTATCACAAAAGAAGAAGGTGAGGCCAGAAAGCGTGCCGCAGAAGATACAACGGCTCGGAAAAACAAAGAATTGGACAAGCAAAAAGCGGAACTGGAACAGAAACAAGCTAGATGGCAAAAGGCTAACTCAATAACTCAAGCAACAATTTCCACAGCTCTGGCAATAATGCAGGCATATGCACAAGCCGGGCCTTTTGCCGGTCCCGTATTTGCGGCTATTATAGCTGCTATTGGAGCTGCTCAAATAGCCATGATCGCAGCCCAGCCCATTCCCAAATATGCAAAGGGAACAAAGGACAAATCTCACCCAGGAGGTTTGGCTATTGTCGGTGATGGCGGCAAGCGAGAGGTTATTCTTACGGATAGCGGAGCTTATATCACCCCATCTGTTCCTACTTTGGTTGATATGCCTAAGCATGCAGAAGTTATTCCGGATGTAGTTGACTATAAAAAAATGGCTCTTCGTTCTGACGCAATGATGCTTGATAAGATGAGGCGTGACAAAGGGGAACCGGTTATTGTCAATGTAAACAATGACTATAAAAATCTAGAACGAAAAATGGATGTGACTAATCAAGGAATGTCAAACTTGAATAAGACATTGCGAAAGATGGCCCGTTCCGCAGAATATCGTTATCTTGATAGTAGATTGTAAAGATTTAAAGTTAAACATTTATATATTTAATTCTTATGGAAAAAGTAACCTTAAAAGTCGAGTTGGAAAGAGACGATATATCGGCAATGTTTCGTCTTTCTGGTGAAAAATTAACGGATGAACTGTGGGATAAAATGAAAGATGCGGAATGCACGGTGGAAGATGAAGATCTGGAGGATCAGTTCGCAATGTTTAGGATAATGTTTAGTGCAATTGCTATAAAGAAATTATTGCAAGAGGATCGCTCTAAAATAACGGAAGATCAATCAGATCATAAACCTTTCAAAAGCCGTTTTTCGACAATAATGGAGAAGCAGCAGCAACAGAGAGAAAAACTAAGGAGAATAAAAGAGGAAAGGGACAAGGGTATATAAAGATGAAAACATTTATAATAATATTGATAGGAATAATGTTAACTTATCTTACATGTGTGGGTATTTATAATGAATGGGACTTTATTTCAAGCGTGGACCCAACAGAATTTGCAAAAAGAGTAGGTACTGCATTGATACTTTTTCTTATATATAGCGCCTTCTCTTGGATTGTAATAACAGGAATAATTGAATCATAAATATGCTATACAATGATTTGGACAAAATTCCCCTAGACATCTTCATTGATGTCTTCTTAGGAGAAAAGAGAAAACTCATAATAGATGGCAACCATTCAGAAGAAGAGTTGGAAGAGCAATCCTCCATTCTCATATCTGAATACATTGAAATTGTAGGCGGTACTTCTGTTTCTGCTGAAATTCTGAAGAAGAGCAATATGATCAATCTTCATATAAAAGTTGAATGTATGAGGATTGCGGAACTGATGGCAAATCGGGGAGAGTGGGAGGAGGTAGTTAAAATCCTACGGTCATTCGGGTATCAGTTGTTCCCGTCTGATCATGAAAGAATCAGAAAGAGGATATCGGCTATAATGTCGCAGAGCCGTTATTTAATAGAAAGCTATAACAGCAAAAAGGCAGAAGAGCAATATTCCAAGATGGACAAAAACTACTTTGCCAGGGAAAGAGTTATGGTTATGGCTCATTTTGGCATGCAAATCCGCAAGAATGAGATTACTGCTAAGGAATACGCATTTATGGTCAAGCGTATGTGCGATGATGTAAAATCAATAAAACGCAAGTAGCTATGTACTTTAGATGTCAGATTTTAATAAATGGATTGTCCTACGAAGCGACGGATGATCTCAAGAACTGGGATGATTTCGAACTTGCTTATAAAAGGGCCAGCTATGACGGAGTGGTTCGATCCTTCAGTACTAAATTTGAATTTGTAAACCGATCTTATAGCTTGCTTAAGGAAGAGTTTTCAAAGAATTATCTTTCTTCTAATGCTGGTATAGCATTCTATAGAAGAAACAATAGCTGGAACTGGGATAAGGTGTTTCAATGCGCTTTAGATTTTTCCTCTTATTCGGACGATGGGTATACAATCTCCATTAATGCGATTGATGATACGCTGGCCGCCATCATTAAAGCTAAGAGAAATATACAATATGAGTATCTTGTATCCGAATTAGGCCCAAAATCGCTTTACTATGATGGGCTGAAGTCTCAATATGAAGCCAAATATATATCAGGAGGAACAACTGTAGAGGATGATGCCGATCTTCAGTATGTGCAATATTATGGAGCATTATTCCCCGGTGGAAATGGATCGGCTACAGTAAGTTTTCCGGTGTACATATTAGATAATAGTGAGCTTCCTAAATTGGATTCTCCATTGGTGTTTACAGATGAACCATTCGTTACCGACGGGAGTGTGCAGACTTTTGCTGAAGCTCTTTCTAATGTCGACATTACGTTAAAAATGTCTTTTTCTTTTTACGTCATAGGCGATAATGCGCAAGGTACTGCATATGCGGATGTAGAATTGTTTGTGAAAAGGGCGAATGGAGATCTTGTACAACAAGGAGTATGGAGACACATTGTTGGAAATCTTCCAACCATTGTTAGCTTCCAAAAAGATGTAGCTCTTTATACAGGGGATTTTATAGGTATGAAATTGGTATTGTATAATTCTGCTACACCTATAGCAATGACATGGACTACTTATCTGAGAGACTTCTCTTTATCTGTAAATTTCCAATCCCGTATCAATCCTGTCAATATAGATGTCCTTCTTTTGACCACTGTTGCAGAAAAGCTCCTTGAAAGCATGACGGACAGCAGTGATTATAGCGTGGAGATAAACAATTATGTGCCTGGAGGAATCACCCGGAGTCGGCTTTCTTCGTGTTTTATAATGCCGGCTGAAAGCGCAAGGAATCTCCCTAATGCAAAACTGTATACCTCTTATAAGAAATTCTGTGAATTCATGGAATCTGAATTTGGTTACGTTTCGGTTATAGAAGGGAATAAAGTTACCTTCGCTCATAGATATGCATTATTTGATGATTATGTCGTAAAAGACCTTTCAGATCAGATAAACGATTATGAATATAGTGTAAATTCGTCTCTAATTTATACCTCTGTGAAGGTCGGATATGACAAGCAGGATTATGACAGCATTAACGGTCGTGATGAGTTTCGGTTTACAAACGAGTTTTCGACAGGGTTGAAACTAACGGATAATACGCTTTCTCTTATTAGCCCTTATCGGGCGGATGCGTATGGAATAGAGTTTCTTGTCCAAAAAAGAGGGGAGGATACCACCGATAATGACAGCGATAATGATGTATTTATCGTGGGATGTAAATTTGCTACTTCGGCAGGGAAGGGGGATCTGTTATTAGACCGTCCATACAATACCGGTCAGTTGTCGGGATTAATCAGTCCTGATACGATGTTCAATATAGAATATTCTCCTCGCTTTATGCTGGAAGAAAATAAGCAATATATAGGCTCTTGTACCAATATGCTTAAATTTACTTCTTCGGATGGTAATAGTGACGTCTCAATAGATGGAGTAAAGGAAACGGATGATTTCCTTATCGAGAACCGCTTATTTACTGTCGGAGAAGTAGACATCGAGACGAGTGAAGTAGACATCCCTTCCAATTTATCCGGATTAATCTCTTTTGATCATAATGGAGAGGCTGTCTCCGGATATATCAAAGAAGTGAAGATTAATGTCGGAAAGACCGAATCGGTAAAATATTCTCTAATTGTGAAAGAGATAAAAAGCTGATAAGTTATTGCTATTATCACGATAATTAGTATATTTGCATTGCAGTGTCAAGTGGCACTTAACCCATAAAGAACGAAAAGACCATATGATTAAAATCGGTGACATCTGTCCATTGTTCTTTTCTCCTCTAAAGAACAAATTTCAGCAGGATATAGACTATATCCAACGCTTTCATGTTAATGACAGAATTCTAATTCAAATCTTTTCGAATGATGCCAGCCATGCGGTAAGAGCTTATCTTTATAATTTGGTATCAGGCGTACAAACAGTTATTTCTCTTTCCGAATATGAAGTGAATGATACAGTAAAGATGTATTATTCAACAATTACCGGGCTTTCTGATTCGGTATATACCCTTGAGGTATCGGATGCTTCCGGTGATTTTCAATCTACTAGCGAACCATTTTTGATTTGTTCGGATAGTCTCCTTCTTGAAGAGACCTGTCTCATAAAATATTCTCATAAAGACAATAATTCTCCTTTTGATAATATATTCTGGGTTGAAGAAACTCAGTTGTTTTTTGAACTCAGGACAGAAGGAGGATTTAAGCCGAATAGTTATTCTCCAAAAGTTGAAAATGAGCAATTCCGAAACCAAAAGCAGGAAATTATAGAATTGTATTCGGTTCCGTATGACACATTCTCGTTATCATGCGGCAATTCTTCCGGTATTCCTTACTGGTTTATTCAGTTTATAAATAGAGTTTTATGCCTTTCTGATTTCTATGTAAATGGTGTCGCTTATGTGCGTTCGGGGAATTCTGTCCCTGAAGTGACTCAGATATCTGAGGATAGCCAAATGTTTTGGGCTTCGGTTTTATTGGAAAAAAGAGAGAATAATCTTTCCGGATTGGGAGGTATACCGGGCGGATCATCAGCGATCAATCTTGTTGGATTTAATATAAATAATCCCAAAGAAGGAGAAATGCTACAATATGATTCTTCCCAATTGGCTTTTGTAAATACTGATAAAATTGAAGTGTAATGAAGAAGAAGGTAACAAAAGAGTTGTGGTATGGAAGTGAGATAGACAAGGATGGCAATCCGGTATATCCTCCGTTGGCACCTTCTGAAGAAAGGCATTTAGAAGGATTGAATCAAGGGGAAGTATATATACATAATAGAGATGAAGATCCTAAAATTGTCATTGTGACCGATAAGGGTAATGTAAAAGAAATAGGTGGAGATGGTGAAGCACTAGAGAAAAAATATATACGAAAGGATCAACCGGATGGTACCGATTTCTTGCTGAGTGCTAACGGTGGCCTTGTAGTTCGTGGCGGAGAGTTGATAGAAGAAATTGAAGATTCATTGATTGAAGAATTAGAATAATATGGCAATACTAAGTAACGGTAAGTTCTACGGATTTCTTTGTTCTGTGAAAGCGACAGGACGTAAGTTGTCAAACGGCGTTAAAGAATACGTCGAAGACTTCGTGTCCGGATTTGCCGGTCATGGATGGAAGCTGTGGGAGTATATCAAGGGCAAATGGAAGCTGGAGATAGACAGTCTTGTTGTTCGCGAGACAATGGTCGTTTTTGAGCTCCTCATTCAGAAGATCCGCGCGGTGAAGGGTGCACTGGGCATCACTCAGGCATGCGGTCGTATAAAGACTGCCACGCTGGATGAGTCGGGGCAGAACTGGCTGGTGACTATCGAGGATGAGATGTCTTTTGTCGCACACGATTTCATCCGGTGCCAGGATTGGACGAATGGTACCCTTAAAGGCTATTGGGTCGAGATATCTGAAATACGCAAGATTGACGGTGTTGATACAATCGTCATACCCGTTAGTGATTTTACCGGTGGTATAGGTTACACAGACGGCATGGAGGCTGTCGATCCGGCCTTGTCTGGCATGACGACTCCGGCCATCGGTGATGAGATTGTCCAGTTCGGTAACTCGAAGGATGTAAATCGTCAGAGTGCGATCTATCTGCATGCCGATGAAGGTGGACAGCCTGCAATCGATATTCTGTTTGGTATCAACAGCAAGAGTTTTGCCGGTTGTACGAAAATCCGTATGGGCGGAGAGCTTCCTGGAACGGACGGTCTTAAAGGTTTCTACTGCGAAAACGGCATGATCAAAGGGACGGATTCTACTGGACATGTTGTTTACTGCATCTATCCTGACGGAACCGCAGAGTTTGGAGACGGATCAGCGAAGTTTGCTACGGATAAATCCGGATATATAGCCGGAGGTGCCATTTCGTGGCATTGGGACGCGTCGAAAAACAAATATGTATGCTCCATGAAAGGAGTGGTCCTTACATGGGATAATCTGGACGAGGAGACAAAGGAGAATCTCAAGGGTGAACCGGGTAAAGACGGGCAGGACGGTACGAATGGCACTGACGGCAAAGACGGTACAAGCCTCATTTTTATGGGAGAATTCTCTTCTGCTCCGGCAGATCCTCAGAACGGATACTGGTACCGTAATACCACCGACAAGAAATGCTACGTATACCAGGATGGCGCATGGTATGTAATGACTGAGGATGGTAAGAATGGTCTTGATGGAGAAGGAAGCATCTCTGCTGATCTTGACGATGAAATGCAGTCTGTAGCTTGCTCTCTGGACGGGACAGTGGTATCCGGTTTGCCTGTCACAACAACATTCTCCATGTTCTATGGAACGACTGAACTTTCCCTTGATTCTCTTTCTGTAGGCAGCATCACAGGCGTGACAGCAACGGCTGATCGTAGCACGGGGATAGTTAAGGTAACAGCTATTACTGCTGCGGTGGCTGATGTAATCCGTATACCCATAACCGGACGGGTAACATACAAAGGTGCTCAGTATGAACGCACCCTTCATTTATCGATAAACAAAGTGAAGCCTGGGGAGAATGGAGAGGATGGAACCGATGGCAAGAACGCGGTCATTTACTCGCTTCAGCCATCGACCAATATCATAAAGAGAGATGCAAACGGGAACAGTGACGTGTCTAAGATATCCTGTCGGGTAATGAAGACCGACGGAACTTCTACTGTCGTATCCTCTCTACCGGTTGGCTATTCAATGGATTATATCATAGACTCCGGAAATGCAACTAGTTATACTCCGGATAGCGAAATCTCCGTTTCCGGAATAACAAATAAGATACAGTTCCGGCTTTACAATGAGACATCGGGAGTAGTATTAATTGACCGCGAAACGATTGCTGTTGTCTCAGACGGAAAGAAGGGGCTTGACGGAATAAATGGTGAAGATGGTAAAGACGGGCTTAGTATTACGTGGAAAGGGGATTTATCAAGTGCTCCGTCTAATCCAGAGAAAAACTGGGCATATCGTAATACCAGCAATGGTATTGTCTACATCTATAACGGAAGCGCTTGGGAGTTGATGGTTGCGGATGGCCAAGACGGAACAGATGGTACTGACGGCACAGATGGCCTGAGTGTTTTCATTACATACCATGACAGCGAAGATGAACCATCCCGTCCGACCGGAAGCGGGACAAGCGGAGGATGGCATACTAACGCAACAAAAGATGTTGTCTGGATTTCTCAGAAGGTGGCTTCAAGCGCTTCTTCCGGCACATGGGGTGATCCTATGCCATTCAGGGGATTGCCGGGTAAATATACGGAGCTACGGTATAAGTATGCTTTCGGAAAGCCTGCTACGCCTACCGGTACAAATCCGGCAGGATGGTCCCTTTCTCCGGATCGGGAGGATATTACCTTCTCTTATTCCGGTGACTTTACAAAAGATGGTGATTACTATGTCTCTCCATCTCCTACATCTCATTCCTCGACATACAAGCAAAGAGTGTCGTTTACGACAAGAAGGGCTAATCAGATGATACATATAGAGATTGATGTATCATCCGAGCAGAACTACGACAAGGGTATTGTAGAAGCCCTTGATATGTCCTATCACATGGACAACGAACATGCCTGGGTGGGAAGTGGAGTAGCCAGTGCCGTGGTAGATATTGCGGTTCCTACATCTGGCAGCCACTTTGTGGAAATCGTATATACGAAAGACGGCAGTGGAAGCAGTAACGAGGACAGGGTAAAGTTCCGCATGCTCGATCCTATTACCTGTTGGTATTCCACCGCGGTGATTGATGGTGAAACGACTCCTTCCTGGAGCGAACCTGTCATATTCCCGACAGACTCCAAGACCGAGGAGCAGGTCTACCTGCTTGCTAAGTCTAAGCGGGATGTTATTGACCTCCCGACATCCAACGAATACGTTAATGAATACATTGGCGATGCTCCTGAATACAGTAGCTCAAAATTCTATTCGGCAGGTAACATAGTCAAATACAATAATGTATACAAGGTAGCTATTCAGGCGCATTCGGGGATTGCTCCGACCAATGATGCATACTGGGAAGATGTGCTCTGGTGGGTGGATAATCCTCGTGGAGCATCGGAAACTTATCCTTATGAGTACACTTGTGAACGTACTCTACAGGATGGAAAGTGGGGAGAGTATAAGAACTATCGTCTCTTTGGTCATTACGGGAAGGATGGTAAACCGGGTGAACCTGGTACTCCGGGAGAGGATGCAAATCTCCTTCCCTGGGTAGAAGATTGGAACAATAATAAAACAGAAATAGGTGGAGAATACCTTATTTCACCTAAGATATTTTCTGGAACCAAGGATAGCAATGGGAAACTGACCGGAGTCGCGTTAGGAAGAGACTGTGTAACTGTTGATGGAGAAAAAAAGACAGGGATTTTTGCTCTTGATCAGGACGATCTTATGCTTGAACTCGACCCTTTGAATAAAAGGTATGTATTCCGGGGTACAAATATTATCGGTTCTCCTAATGGGCAGAGAGTGGTTATTAGTCCGGATAGCAAGGATATTAAAATATTTGATGATAGTAACAAAAATGTTCTACGTATTGATGGGGCCAGCAAAGACTCTTTAAATGATTTGTTTAGCCAAAATATTCCTACGATTAATGTTAAAAACATTCCGGCATCTGTTCCAAGTCAGGAAAGAGAATACATGGTGGATATTACTGACCCTATATATGTGACTGGGAATGTAGCACTTGATGGACGATTTTTCGGTGGTTATACTAGCTCATCCCCTAATACAATATTTGTTGAAATCATTCTTAAGGCTTATAGCGATAGCTCATTGCAAAATATCATATATGCAGATTATATATATTCAAAGGTTGTCTCATACAAAACTGAACACACCTTCAACGATGAAAAGTTTACAGGATTTTTGGTAAGCGGATATAATGTATTGTCTTTAAGACTAGCTATGTCTTATCAATATTCTCATAGTTTCTCAATAAATAATATGTCCATTACTCCTGTGGTAAATGAGTACTTATCTTCACTTTTTGCAAATGGAATATCATTAGGAACTTCTTCAAAAAATCTTTTTTCTGTAATGAACAGAAGAGTGAATGGTATCAACTCGATACAAGCAATTTTATCAGATGGTACATCGGGGCTGAGATTGGATAGCAATGGTTTGCAATCGTTGAGAAATGGTCGCTGGGGAATGGTACCTTCTATAATTTGTTATGGAAGGGCATATTCTACGCCTTCAAATGCTTATATAAGAAGATGTAAAAGTTATAACGGTGACATTCCAACTATAACTAGAATGTCATCAACATTGGGATATTTAAGAATGAATATTCCTTCTTCATGGACTGCTGATGGATTTAGCGAAAGTACTGTTCAAATCATGTTAACAGGATATGGACAATCTGCAAATGGTTCCGCTTCGAATATGAGTGAATTTCTGATCAAAGCAACTGTACTTTCTGTAACTTCTAGTTATGTGTATATCGGATTATCAGATGATGATACGGGAAATGATGGAGAATTTTATTTTGAAATGAAATGGCTTTAAAAAAAATAGATATATGCGAGTAAAAGGAACGATAATCAAAGCAGTCATCTCCATCGACCTTCCTTCTGGATTGACGATGGACGATATAGACTTCTCATGCCGCTTCTTTGTCTATTACTGTTCGAATGCGTCACAGATAATAAAGAAGTCTGAGATGATCCGCGTCAATGAGAATAGCTACACCTGCTACATAGACACAAAGATAATCGGTACGGGTGAAATATGGCTTGAGACTACGGCCTATCTCCCAGACTCTGATTACGAAAGCGGTACAAGAGTAGAGATAGACAAGATAAATACTGGCATAAAGACGGTGTGACATGGGATGCATATCTGTACATATAGAGGCGATTAAGGACATTGGAAATGTATCGGTCAAGGCTGATGAGATGAAGGTTTTCGCTTCGGCAACGGGCATGAAGGTGTCAATAGGAGTTGTCTGTGATGTTGGTAAGCAGGCTTATTTAAAGGTAGACCCTGAATATATATGGCTGATGCCTTCGAATAACTTTGAGGATAATGTCGATGTGTTGTCCAATGTGGTATGGCAGGCTGTGCAGGAAGAATGATATAGTTAATTGAATTGTTTTATTTAAATGTTGTATTATGGCAAAACCTAGTTGGTTAAAATTAAATCCGTCTACCGGATCTGGTAACGGAACAATTGCGAATAGCGCGGACGCTCATACTGGGCGTACAGCTCGTACTGGTACAGTAACGGTTACCGGTGTTGGTGTTTCCACTCCTTCAACTTATAAGGTGACTCAATCTCCGAAATCTGAGTTTGCTTCTTTTGATAACGGTTCGGAAATGTCTGCTCCCAAGACAGCGGGTACTGTGACCGTAGAGGGTAAAACAAACTCTTCGAAATTGACGTTTGCATGGGCGGGGAGTGTAGTTGATGTTACCTTGCCTGCAAAGTATAATGCCAATGGAACGCAAACTAACAATGCGGCTACTATTTCTGGTGATCCGGGGGCTACGGCAGAGTTTCCCTTTTCTATTGAATTGGAATTTCCTAAAAATGATACTATCGAAGAAGTCGTTAGAACCTTAAAGGTGACGGCCAATGGCGGACAAGCTGCTCAGATTGCTATCAAACAGGCTGCCGGTGATGCTACATTGTCTGTTTCTCCGGCTGAGATTACTATTCCTCAGAGTGGATCTGCTGTATCCGTTAATGTTACGTCTAACACTTCTTGGACTGCTGCGTAATGAGCATACAGATTCCTTGGAAAGAAGGAGAAGGCAACATCGTTATCACTCCCGGTTCCAATGGGACCGCAAGCGCATCAAGCGATGTTGCCAATGAAGGACTCGACAGGGAGCAGACTGTTGTGTTTAGAACAACTAATAGTGGAGCACAGGCATCTGTCTCCACTACCATCTCGCAAATAGGAAAGAGGCAGGCGTTTGCTGTTGCTGAAGGCCGTTTCTTGTTGTCAGATGGAAGTACGTTTAATGTGATTAAAAAAGAGTTTGCATGAGTGATTATAATAGCGGATTTACAGGGGATAGAGTTGTAGAATTGCTAAACATGATTCCCAATTTGGCAAAGGCAGATTTGTCTAATGCTATGACTGTATCGTTAGGTAAGAATGGATATGCTAAGTTTAACAATGGGTTCTTAATTCAGTGGGGATACATATCAAGTTCCAGTAATAATACTTATGTATATTTGCCGCTATCATTTTATAATGCCAATTATGCTCCTGTGATTACCTACTATGAACCGGGTAACGGTATGAATGTTGTTGCCGGCCTTGTAATATCGACGGGTACAAGCAGCTTCAGAGTTCGTAGTAGATATACCGTTGGGGATAGTAATGGTACTGGCGCGGGAACTAATCCTTTTTATTGGATAGCCGTTGGGAGTTGGAAATAAATAATATTATGGCAAAATATTGGAAACAAGGATTCTACGATGAGCTGCAAGAAGGCTCAGTAGAGATAACGGAGGAGTATTGGCAGGAGCTGCTGAACGGTCAGTCATCCGGAAAGGAAATAAAGGAGAGCGAAAGCGGCTATCCCGTATTGGTTGATCATGAGTATACCCTTGATGAACTAAAAGAGAAGAAGATAGCGGACATTAATGCTTATGACAAGTCAGACGCAGTAAACTCTTTCACCCTTGCCGGCAAAGATATGTGGTTAAACAAAGAGGACCGCGTAGGTCTTGTTAACTCAATCAATATTGAGAAGCAGGCCGGAAGACTGGATACGGTTTTATGGTTTGATGCGGTAAAGTATACGATACCTATATCAAGCGCTCTCCTTATGCTTAACTCGTTAGAGCTGTATGCTCTTGATTGCTACAATGTAACTCAGCAGCATATCGCGGCAGTTCGAGGATTGCAGACTAAAGAGGAGGTCGAATCTTACAACTACAAGACCGGTTATCCGAATAAACTAGAGTTTTCATTATAAACAGATAAAACTATGATTTTGACACTACTATCATTATTGGTTTTTGCATCTTATGTTGGTGTGATGATTTACAAGACAAAGGGTATCCCTTATTCTATTTCCGATACCTATTACATTTTGAGTAACAGGTATTGGTTCGGTATATGCATGATTCTTCCGTCTTTGCTTTTGCTTCCGGCCGCACTGGATGCAAGTACAGAAAACTGTCAGTTCCTGATCTTTCTTTCTGTAGTCGGAATGATTGTGTTGGGAGTATCCCCGAATTTTAGAGGAGCGCACAAGAAAGCTCATATAACCGGCGCAGTGATGTCGCTTGTATTCTCCCAGATATGGGTAGGATGCAATTCGTGGTACTGGTTGCTGCTTTGGGCTGCATTTCTGATCTACGCGATAACGTTTGTTGTAAAGAACTGGTCTGGTAATCTTATATGGGACCTGACGGCATGCAAGTCGATGTTCTGGATTGAGTTAATTTCATTGCTAACCGTTTACTTGACCTGTTTGCTATGAAGGAAGCTATAGTACATACAACTACGGGCGGATTCGCAGCAATCGCAAGCGCTTTCGTCATTGAGTCTCTTCAGAACATGATTCCTTGGCTAATCGTATCATGTGCGGTGATATTATGTGACCTTGCATTTGGGGTAAGGAAAAGCATGTTGATGGGCGAGAAAGTACGTTTTTCTCGTGCAATTCGTGCGACCATGGGAAAGATGGTTACCTACTTCGCATTTGTATGTATGGTATGCATGATTAGTGTGGCAAGTCACAATGAATATCCTATTGATGTGTATTCCTGCTTATTGGTATGCTTCATCGAAGGGTGTTCGATTGTAGGTAACATATTGAAACCAAAGGGGATCAATATAAATGTAATTGGAGCTTTGGGAGTCTTTGGAAAGAAGGTGTTCAAGGTTGATAAAGAAGATGTGAAGGAGATTATAGAAAAGGAGAAGTAAGTATGAATTTATACACTATTATTTATGTTCTTCCCTTTTTGCTTTTTATCATACTCTATGCATTTGCGGAGAATAAGCCCAAAAATGGCAAAAGGAGTGTAAAGAATCGCAGAAGCTTGAAGAAACGTAGTTAAAGCATGTTCATATCCTAGGATGTAATCTGAAGGAGATATAAGTAATTTAGACGATGTCACTAATATGGGAAGAATTAGTATAAAGGCTTCTAGTTTGTATCTTCTTTTTGATATAGAAGAACATAGACATAACCATATAAAAGAAAAGTAAATGGATAATATAGAAGAAGTTGCCGTAAATATGATTTGCAAATATACATCGAGAGATTTAAACTCTGGTATATATAAATACAAAATAGAAAAGCATAGTGGCAGTTGTATGCAAAATCCTGTAAATACATTCTTTTGTTCAGCGTTATAGCTTTTTATTAATTCTGAAATATCCATAGGTGTATCATTTTTTTGCAAAAGTAATAAATTATAAAATAGAAAATGAATATGATAAATAAAATCAGCGCATTAGCCGGCAAGCTTCTATCCATGATAGGCATAGACGGCATGGTCCACATTATAGTATGCCAGAATTTGGTTATGTGGCTATCAAAATATATTCCGCTATGGTTAGCGGTCGCTATAACCGTTGCGATCTTTGTTCTGAAGGAAATATACGACAAGTATTGTAAGAAAAGCGAGTTTTCCATCAAGGATATTATCTGTGATTGCGGAGGTTTGGCGTTGGGAGTATTAACATTAATTTTATAGGAGGAAAAGTATATGGCAGATGTGAAGAAATTGGCACCGTTCATTTTAAAATGGGAAGGCGGTTTCGTTAATGATCCGGATGACTTAGGAGGAGCAACAAATATGGGAGTAACAATCGCTACCTATGAGGCGTATTGTAAAAAGAAAGGCTATCCTAAACCGACTATAGAGAGACTAAAGAATTTTTCCAAGGAGGAATGGACAGAGATATTGAAAACTATGTACTGGGATAGATGGAAGGCAGACGAGATCAAGTCTCAGTCGGTCGCTAATATTTTAGTTGATTGGATATGGGCCTCCGGTGTTCATGGTATCAAGATTCCGCAGGAATTGGTTGGTGTAATGCCGGACGGAATTGTCGGACCAAAAACTATAGCGGCAGTTAATTCTAAGAATCCACGCGAACTGTTTGATCGAATTAAGATTGCTCGCTTTGATTTCATAGAGGACATCTGCCGGAAACGTCCTGCAAACAACAAGTTCAAACGCGGATGGCTGAACAGAGTTAACGATATCAAATTTGAATCATAATAAGAGGAGGAATAATCATGAAAAAAACATCTATAACCTTTACGAAGGGTGAGAAGAACTATGTAAGCGATGCCGTTCAGGTAAATTCTGCGGAAGTGGGATTGCAGATTACATTTGAAAAAGGCGGTAAGCTTTGGGTGTATATAAGCTATGACGGAGAAAACTTCTCTGTTGTAGAGAGCAGAAGTTACGATAAGAAATTCGCTCGTCCGATTGTCGATTGTATCCCTGGACAGTATCTCAAAATCGAATGTGAAACAGAACCGGTAAAGGCTTCTATTTTTGAATCAGAAGAGTAATGAACGCAATAGGATTAAATCCAATTAAGCTTGATGCGATAGGGCTTGATCCTATTCGCATGAATGCGATACGTCTGGGAGTTCCGGGAGATTCTTCGGGCTCCGGTCGTCCCTACATCGACCCCGAACTACTCAGCCACGTCAAGATGGCCATCTCCACCTGGGGCAAGACTAACGACGACCCCGACCGGACAGTTTTGAAGGACTTGTCCGGCAACGGGAACGACATGCGCCTGCTGAACTTCGGATTTACAGAAGGAAGTGGATATGGATTATCGGGAACCGACTTCGAAGGCTGGCTATGTACAGACGGAGTAGACGACATAATCGAGTCCGTCAAGCCCGTCTCTGAGATGTTGGAGGGTAGCAATGAGATTACTGTGGTGAGTATTATTCATGGAATTGGTTCTAAGAATGCTTATACCAATGTCTTAAGAGAATCCGGCTCTAATTACATTAGAAACACTTCTACAGCAGATGGTAAAACTGGTATTTATGGTTATACCTGTAAAGATACGACTAAATCCATTATAACCGATATACTTGGTGATAAGAATGATTATAAATTAGAATATATTCAAACAACTACTCCTTCGACCGTAAATAGCGTATTTAGTGTTGCAGGATGGAGAGAGAATAATGGTTCAATGATTGTGTACCCTGTTGCCTACGCAGGTGGCTTCATCGCCAACAAAGTCCTGACCACCGACGAAATTAACCAAATTATCGCCTACTTCAACTTGGATCGTCCGGGACAGATCATTAAGCCTCAGTTATACTGCAATGTCAAGAAGCAGGGTATCACTAACGACAACCACGCAGAGTTTAACGATCAGTTGATTGACTTTGTAGGAGGTCACAACATTCAGTTGAATAATATCAGTTGGGAAGGAGAGAGTGGTATCAATAGTTATCCTGTTGTGTTTGGTGCTAATAAAACTTGGTATTCACTAACTATAAAAAACTATGAATACACATTAAATCCAAATATAATTCATCTGACACATATAAATACTGCCACAGCTCTACAATATACTTATTTAAAAAATGATGGAGTTATTTCTAGTATTAATAGAGAAGCTCCTGCTTTTAAATTAAAAGTTACAGGTTTAAATAATAATATTTATGTATATTATAGATATCTTGCTACATCTGATGCTACCACCATAAGTGTGTATAATATAAAAGAAGATGGAATTTATGATATACCTAAATCATATAAAGTAACAAATGCTATGACATTGCCAACAGTATTTACTAGTTTAGGAATTGGTAATACTGATGGTGTTTTCGAACATGATTGTAATCTAACATTAGAAATACTCCCCACCATCGAGAATGCCCTCTGCCTAGACGGCATCTCCGACTTCGGCAAGGCTACCGGATTGCCTGTTTTGAAGGACTATACGGTAGTGGCGGATAGAAAGATATTGGGGAATAATGAAGGTGGTACTTTGTCTAAATCTTATTCCGCAGGCAATGGTGCTTTTATATTTGAAACTGGAAGTGTAATCTATTCGTTTGGTACTGGTACAAGTGGAAGCGGAGTTCAAAGTAAGAGAATGTTATCCTACCTCTCAAAATACATTTATAATGGTAATCCTGTCCAAGCAGGTGCAGGCATTGACAGTGATTCTATGTGGTTAGGAACACTGAGAGACAACGATACTAGATTTGCTAAATTAGCATTACGGTCTCTCCTGCTCTTCTCCTACAGCCTCTCCGAATTCTTGCTAGAGAGACAATTGAGAAAGTACAATGCAGGCACTCTGTATCCGGATATGATTGAGTGGAGACCGATCGTAAAGAGTAACATCCCTTACTCCTCAATCTCTTACTCAGTTAATCCAGGAGAATACATTGCCGAAGGTAGCACAGTAACTATCACTATAACATTGTCAAATGCTTCTGATAAACTGGTCGGTGTATCATCTAACGCCATCAGCGACATATCCATCTCTGGAGACAATGGTGTCTATAAAGTAACCGGAAAGGTCACCAAGTCTCCTCAGAAGATCAGCATAGTTATCTCCAGCTACTTGACAATGTTAGGTAACGATACTTTAATTTCAAATGAAACATTAATTAAAAACGAATAATATGGAAAAGATATTTGACATAGCAAAAGACTCCGAAAAATCATGGGGAGTCATTGCGCAAGGGATAGATGGGAATTTTGAGGAGTTAAGCCTCAAAGTGGACGGAACGCGGAGGATTACTGGTAAGGATTTCTATAATGGAGTGTATGAGTATGGAACCGGTATCAAGGATAGCAGGTATAATGTTGTATGTGGTCCATTGAAAATCTCTGTAGGAGAAAAAATAAACATTGTACCTTCTGGCACAACAAAAATGGGAGCAAGAATATTCGACAGCGAGAATCTCGCCAATGCGACTACGTTGAAGAATACAATTGATATATTATCAGAATATGAATATATCTCAGAATTTGACGGATATATTCTTTTTAGCGCAAACGACACAAGAGGTGTTGTTATTTCTGCTGAAACATGCACAGTTTCAATTTTGCTTGTCAACAATTTAACAGATAAGACAAACGACAAGATTGAAAAGTTAGAAGAAGAAGTTTCAAAATTAGATGTTAATATATGTTGCTCTCCATTTTCTCACGTGAATACGACGATAGTAAACGATTGCCAGCATAGCGATTCGTATGAATTGTCAAACGGAGAAATTGACGCAACAAACAAACTGCTTTGGAATCATTCGTTGCATATAAACAACGGAAATGTTGTGTTTAAGATAAATCCTATTAACCTTGTTGACAATGTTTTATCGTTAAAGATGATGATAAATAGCATTGCATCAAGCGAAAAAAGCGTAGAGGTTAAGATATATAACAACACAGAACCAAACAATTACTATGTCTATGAATTAATGCGGGCAAACGTCAACACTGTATATGGCACATGGCGTGAATACACAATACCATCACTTGCGTATTGGTATAAAAATGGAAATTCTGTCAATCTAGAGAGTATCGACAGAATATCTATCAGTGGAGTTAATTGCGATTTTAATGTACAGTATGTAGGAATTAAGTCAAATAGACTGAAAAAAGGTATTGTGACATTTACATTTGACGACGGCTATAAGTCACAAGCTCTTGCTATGAAGGCTCTCGCAGAAAGAGGATTGAGCGGAACTATCTTTGCAATAAAGGATACTTTTAGCTATGGCGATGATAGTGAATTCCTCAACTTAAATGGATTTAGAGAAGTTGTTGATAAATATAACGCTGATATAGAGTGTCACGGAGCATCATCATTTGATGATATGTCAGATGATAATGAATTGGCTACGTATATGCAGCAAACGAAACAAATACTTATTGATAACGGACTTGGAAAGGGAGACTATATGGCATATCCAAATGGATTCCACTCTGATCGAGTTGTCAACATTGCGAAAAGATTCTTTAAGGCATGCCGAACAATTCAGAATTATATACCGATGGAAACCTATCCCCCGTATGATTTGTATCGAATAAGAGCGTACAGTAATATCACGTCATCAAGTACAGACAAGATTAAACAGCTTATTGACAGGGCTGTATCTTCTGGGGCATGGCTTATTTTGGTATATCATAAAATTGAAGATGGAGAAACGGGGATGTATTGCAGCCTTGAGTCATTAGAGGAAGTAATTGACTATGCTGTCAATTCGGGTATTAGGATTATGAACTTTAAGGATGTCTTTGAATCTGGAGTCGTTATTTAACGTAAGTCAACTACTTAAGATAACTCAATATTAACTGACTTGTTATAAAAAGCAATTATGAAATACATTGTATTCCCAACAATTGACTTGCAAGAGGTTCCTCGAGAGGAAATAGACAAGCGTAATCTTGTTCCTCGCAAGAGTGTAAATGAAAGTAAGACCTTGATGAAATGCCAGCACTATGCTGAGTTATTTCCTCATAAGATGATTAAGACTATTGCTGATGACGGAACGGAAGATCTGTCTTTTCCTTATCCTACCTATGAAGGAGAGGATTTAAATGTTTTGTTGTCTAGTCCGGAGTGGTCTTCAAGTGATAGTATCCTATGAAGTCCCTCCCTTGGATATTAGTCTGCCTGCTTGTAGGTGTGGTCGTGTGGATGCGTTGTAATCCGCACGATCCATCAACGGTGTACATCAAGGGAGATACTGTACGTATCCGGGATACGATAAGGGACACCATTCCCAAACCGGTAAAGGAAACCTTAAAGCGTACCGATACGGTATATTTGCCGATTATAGTAGATACCACTACCGATAGAACCGTAGAAGACGATTCTGTTCCGGTGATTATACCGATAACAAGCAAAGAGTATAAGACTGATAATTACCGGGCGGTGGTTAGTGGCTATAAGCCCAGCCTTGATTTGATGGAGGTTTATTTGGAAAAGGAAATCATCACTCTTAAACCAAAGCAAAAACGCTGGGGGCTTGGCCTGCAAGTAGGCTACGGTTATCCAAGTGGATTGTATGTCGGTGGTGGAGTTAGTTATAACTTATTTATGTGGTAATATGAAAAGAAATAAACTATTTGAATCAAGAAGAAAGCATATCTCAAATGAGATTCATGAATATGTATCTTTTTTGTTTAAAATATTAGATAAGAAAGGAGGCCAACAATGATTTAATTGATTATTCAGTATCAATTCGAGGAACATCTCGGAATGATTATTAAGCACTAAGTTACCGGTAAAGTAGAAGGCCGGTATCAGTAACAAATGTAGCTCTTTCGGGGGATAGAGTAAAAAAGAACCCCCGACACTAAAAGTTGACGCCAATCAAACTTTTAAACATACAAAAGCATGCATAGATAGTGCCAGGGGTATAATGTCCTTAACATTTCTATACATGCTTTTGTTCTTTCAATAACCGTAAGTTTGATTGGCAAAGGCAAAAGTACAATAAAAAATTAAATTACTATGTGTAAGTCAGAGATTTTTGCCGAAATACTAAACCTTGTCGGAAAAGAAACTGAGGTTTCTAAAGAATTGATCCTATCTACAAGTAAAGTAACGGAAGTTGTTGATGCCCGTTCTATCGTAGTATTCTTTCTTACTGAATTCGGTCTGTACCCTGAACAGATCGCCGCTTTGCTTCACAAAACATCAGCTAGTATACGTTACCTGATATCTACTTTTGAGAGTCGAAAAACAACGAACAAAATGATTGCAATATATCTGCAAAATATTCGCAAATCGCTTGAAAATGAGCTCTGATTTACGCAGTTCCTATTATATACTTTTGTGATGCGGTTAATATTGACCGTGTTATAATTGTATATTAATATGAGTGAAACAAAGACTTACGTTTTCCCGGAATCAGGCGGGAGCGGTGGCGGTAGTGGAATGATGGCTATGCTTGCTCCATTATTGCAACAGAAAGGTATTGATCCCAACTTGTTGGTTGCTATGCAAGGAAAGAACAACAACGGATTTGGTGGTGATGGCTCTTCTTTCCTTTGGATAATCTTCCTGTTCTTCCTGTTCCCATTGTTTGGACGCAATGGCTGGGGAAACAATGGAGATGGCGGTAACGGTGGTGGATTTGCCGGAGCCGGTATCCCTAACTTAATTAACAACGATGCAGGAAGGGAGTTACTTATGAGTGCAATTCAGGGGAACGGACAGGCAATCAACAATCTGGCTACTAATTTGAACTGTTCAATCGGTCAGGTTCAGAATGCTATCAATGGGGTGATGTCACAGGTGCAACAGGTAGGAAATCAGGTTGGTCAAAGCTCAATGCAGATTATCAATGCTATCCAGCAGGGTAACTGTCAGATCGCTCAACAGATTGCTTCATGTTGCTGCGAAAACCGTTTGGCGATCTGTCAGCAAACGAACACATTGCAAAATGCCATTAACGGTGTTGCGACTGGTCAGGAAAGAGGCTTTGCTTCTGTTGCATATGAAACTCAACGTCAGACTTGTGATCTGCAAAATTCCATCAAGGATAGCACCCAGCAGATTCTTGCCGGCCAGCGTGCGGCTGAAATGCGTGAAATGCAGAACAAGATTGATAAACTTCGTGAGGAGAATAGCACATTTAAGAGTTCTGCTATGACCTCTCAGATTGTCGGACAGGCAACGGCTCCTCTTGGTGCAGCTTTAAATGATTTGAGTACTCGTCTTGCAAAAATCGAATGTAATCAGCCGGAAGTAGCGAAGGTGCCTTATAGTCCGGTTGTAGGGATTCCTTCTTGCGTTGCAGCTCAGTATGGTCTTTACAATGGTATTGGGGCATGGGGCAATTTTAATGGTTGGGGATAAAAGGAAGGAGGCATTATATGGCATTCATTAGTCCTTTTATCATGGCAAATAAGAATGGTATTCCCAGATTGGAAAGTACAGGTGTTACCGTAGGTACTACCAACGTACGTTTCTCTTTCCGGAATCATCCGTTCCTTTCTGCTCCATTTAGCGGATTGATTCTGTTCCGTTTGGCACAGCCGATCCCTTCCGGTACTACCGGTACATTGCCGGTAGTGTTTGATACCAACGGTGCTACTCAAGCACTGACTACGATCGCCGGCGCAGATGTTGCTGCTTCGGATATTACCGGTACCGGAATTTATCTGTGCTACTACGAATCAGGTAGCAACACATTGCAAATTCTTACCGGAGTAGTTTAAAATAATGGGCGGGAGTAATCCCGCTCTTTAAAGAGTTAATAAATTATGCCTTTTCAGAATCTAAGAGTAAACAGCGAGTTTTTTATCCTACACAAGGATAACACTCCATACATAGAAGTTGGCTCCGTCTCCGGAGTTTCTACACCGGTTGCTGAGTTTATGCAGCAGCCTCTCCCTTATGGACAGCCTCCTAGAATGGTGGTTGATGTGACCATCAAGGTTGGTGAGCAAACTGTTACATTTCAGAAAATACCTGCAATGTCTGACATTGCTGATGCAAACTTTCCCGGAGGTGGGAATATGGTAATATCCGGCTCAAGGGAATCGATGAATGCAGAAGTTGCCGCCATGCGCAACCGCTCCTCGGAGATATTGGGCAGTGTCGATCATCATCGTTCCGTCATGGAGTCATGCGACAAGATGCTTCAGGTACTTAATCCGGAATTTGCAGAACGCCAGCGTCAGGAAGCGGAAAATAAAGCGCTTCGGCAAGAACTTAGCGAATTGAAGGCTATGATGGCTGATTTCTTCAAGTCTTCTGAAAAGGCATCTGGTAGTAACAATTCTAAAAAACAATAGTATGATGATGATTGAGATTTCCGAGAGCAAGGTCGAGAAAATGTCCGACTACGCTGAAAAGATGCTTAAATACGGTGGTAAGCTGATGCAATGCATCGAAGAATTATCCGGTGGTGAAAGCATGGGAAGACGTGAACGTTATTATGACGATGACGACGACCGCTATGACGAGATGGGCGAACGTGATAATTATGGTGGTGGTTCTGGTCGTGGCGGCTATGGCGAGAGACGTGGCGTACGTGGTACAGGACGCTATTCCCGTTACCGTTAATGTTTAATTAGGGAGTGGATTGATTCTACTCCCTATAACTTTATTAAATCATGAGAAGAGAACCGCTGGATATAAGAGATAGAAGACCGGAAGAGATGGAAGCATATCTTTCACACTTTGGATGGCATTTCAACAAGAAAATGTGTGAGTTTGCCGTGTCCTTAATGAAAAAGATGAATCCTCAAACTGGAAAGAAGGAACGTATTGAACCAATCTCCAAAGAGAAGGTTGACGAATTGCTCGCCCGTTACGGAATAAAGCTTGAAAACAATGTGTTGTATGATTATGTATATTGGGCTAATCAATGCAAGGCTGATACATTCAAATCCTCCGTGCCGGATGAAGCACACATGGCATTATACATAAAAGACATGGTCGACGATCCGGATGCTCCTGACGGCATGGCAATGTGTATGTGGTACGCTAAGATGAACAGAGCCGGAGAACCGGTAGAGTGGGACGAAATGCTTTGATAAATGATAAGGCAACGGTTTACATTACCCAAGTATGACTGGAACTGCATGGTTTACTATGCGGTAGATACATATTATACAGAAGAGATACTCGATAATATGCATTCCAGCGGCTGCGACGGTGATATGCTCCGTACCGCGTATGATAATATTAGCTCCGGCAATTTGAATACCGGAGTTACTTACTCCAACTTCGGGACACGGGAAACAGTAATGGTTATTGCTATCACTTCTTCACCAAAGGAGTTTGCCAAATCTTGGCGGCATGAATGCGGGCACATGGCCACCCATATCTGCCAGGCGTTTGGCATTGATCCATATGGAGAAGAAATTCAGTATATTGGTGATGATATCATCGAAAAGACATGGGAATACGCGAAGTCATTACTATGTGAGTGTAATTGCTGTAAAAACAAGGTTAAACATTTAATACATTAATTCCATGAAAAAGAAGCAAGTGCAAAAAGCATTAAAGAGTGATACTCCCATTAATAGTATGTATTCTCTTATCCCTAACAACAAGATGCAGGCTTTCAAAAAGTTTGCCTCCCGATTTGGATTTACTGAAGAACGAATAAAAACAGTGCTCGAAAATGAGAAACGATAAGTTGGACATGTTGCTTGAACAGGCCGACGACCGGTATCACTCGGATTTCTGCCGGCTCCTGCTGGTGATGCTATGGAACGCCTAGAAAGGTGGTTGTATTGGCTGATTCCCTTTGTGATTATTGCGAGGGTTATATTGTTATGTATATAAAATATATTAGATTTTGAATTATATTTGTTTGAAATAAAAAGATTATATATCTTTGTGTACACCAATTTTATAATATATGACAGCGATAGTTGGAGTTTTAAATAAACATGCAGTTGCTGTAGCTGCGGATAGCGCAGCAACAATAAATGGAACATTAGGACGTAAAGTACTAAATCAAGCCAATAAAATAATAACAATATCCAAATATCATCCCATAGCGGTAATGATATATAGTTCTTCGTCTTTTTTAGGGACTCCTTGGGATGTGATTGTCAAACTATATAGGGACAATTTAAAAGAAAAGGATTTTAATTCTGTTTCGGATTACATTTCGGATTTCATTAAATTTTTATCTGATAATTCTTTCTTCTGTAGTGAAGGTTTCCAAAGAAAAGTCCTTCGTATGCATATTTTTAGGCTTTATCAAGATATAGAAAGAAAGGCGATAGCTATAATTGGTGGGGAAGTCACAGACTCTAATAAGCCTTATCTTTTTAAAACGATTAAAGACGAATTATCTTCTTTAAAAGAAAAATTGGATAAATCAGAACCTTGTGAAGGGTTAAAATCATACACCTTTGAAAAATTTGAAAAGTACTCTATAGATATACTTGATGAATTATATAATTATATCGTAAATCATACAGGAGCTTCTCCGGAATTATACGAGCATGCAAAACAAACAGCTTTTTCATTTTTGAAGTCTAGTTTCAATCTGTTAGGATATACAGGATTGGTATTTGTTGGTTATGGTAAATTTGATATTTTCCCATCATTAAAATCTATCAATGTTTCAACAGCTTTTGATGGTTTTTTGAAATACTCTTATGACAAACAGTCAGAAGCAGTTATATCAGAAAATAATATGGCTGCGATTTGCCCTTTTGCTCAAACTGATGTTATGGAGACCATTTTGACAGGTATCGATCCTAGTGTTAAGCATTTTGTAAGTGACCTGTTTTTTAAATCGTTAAACGCATATTCAACGCTAGTCTCTAATACGATAAAAGCAAATAATGGAGATTCAATATTATCTACAGCCATAGAAAAGCTGGATATTTCAGGAATAAGAAAAGTATTTGATGAAGCTATAAATAATATAATTGGTAAACAATATATTTCCCCACTTGTTGATACTGTAGCCTACTTAGAGAAGGAAGATATGGCAGAAATGGCAGAAAGCCTTATTTCCCTAACTTTCTTAAAAAGACGGATGATGTCTTCTGAGGAAACCGTAGGAGGACCTGTTGATGTCGCGATAATATCAAAGAGTGACGGTTTTGTTTGGATTAAAAGAAAACATTATTTTCAACCAGATTTGAATCATCATTTTTTCTCAAACTATTATATAAAATGACGTATGGAAACAATGTATTATAAAAGAGGAATTTCAAGCAAGCAAATATTTAATATTTCAGAACTTGATGATGACAATTTGTGCAATATCTCTAATTACGAATTAGATTCAATGGTTGATCGGGTTACTGAATCTATTTTAGATGAGATTAGCCGCCAAATAGCTATAGCAAAAGAAGAACAACACCAGAAGCTGGACGAAAAGATAAATGAAGATCAATAATCCTTAGTATGGTATTTATAATGGAATTGCCCGGTATACAACATGCCGGGCTTTTTTATGCCCAAATGTTAAAGTTTGATATGACCGAAACTTTCTAGCCTTAAAAGTTTGATATTACAAAAACTATTTGTATCTTTGTAACATCAAAATAAGAAACAAAGGTAATAACAACTAAAAATAAAGACATGAAAACAATCATTGAGAAAACGGTAGAAGGTTTTGAGAATGCAATCATCAGTGAAAATGAAGAAAGTTGGTTTGTTGATCTTCGTACAGGTTTGGGAGAGGCTGAATATCCTAAATGTGATTACACTTTAGACCAAGCTATTGAAGATCAAATTAATTGGAAAATGGAATGATGATAAGGGAAACAGTCAAAGAAGCAATGAAGCTCCGAAATGTCAAATCAAAGGATCTTGCGGAGCATGTAGAAGTAACAAAGAGTACCATGTCCTTGTTTCTTAACGGAAAAACGAATTTAGGACAAGAGAAGATTGAAAAGATCCTGGACTTTTTGAATATAAAGCTGGTAATAACTCAATAAAAGATAGATATGAGCAAAATCCAATTACACAAGTCCATTCAGCATATTACAACGACTAATGGCAAATTGAGCGATAAGACAATAAAGTTAATTAACATAATGGCAAAGAAAGCGTATGGAAGTAAATGATATAATGCAGCATATTGATGAATTGCTGCAAAACTACTCAAATGAAGAGTGTGCGGAGATTTTAAAAGAGGTAGTAAGTGAATGCCAGTCACGCATTGAGAATTGCAATGAAGGTGTTTACACTAATTCATAACAGAATAGATATGAAGCAAAAGAAGATAACCATAATCATATCCTACGATTACGAGGATAAGAATACCGTCAGTAATGATCGGATTGCAGAAAGGATAAAAAGTGATTTACGGAAAGGAAGTAATCCGGTTCATGAAAGAATTGAATCTATTGTAGTGGAAGATAACTTAGTAACATGGAAATAAGAGGTGAAATATTTAGAAGTATTGATTTAACTCCAGTAATTGAAAATGGCAAGAATGCTGGATATACTGCTTCAAATATAAGTTTTTTTTCCGAAACAATATTTGATTACGCAACAATGACCAATCGTTATATCGGGCCTCAATATTTAACTTTTTCAACCAAGGTTAATGCGGTTGATGATATTCAGGCGGGTGATAGTGTTGATGTCTGTCAATGTTCAAACAGGAATTGGGTCGGTAAAGTAGGAACTGTTAAGTTTATAGGACAGCATTCAATAAAATGCCTTCATCAATACGTAGTAGTATTAGATATTGACGGAGAGTCTATCGGTCTAGAAATTCATTCAAATGAACAAAGTTAAAAGCACTATGGCGGAAGAGAATAAATACGATCAAGAATCGATCAGAGAGCTGCTCTCGTGGGCTCAGAATACATTAAATAACAAGACCTACCCGGAAGGCGAACTAGTTTTGGATAAATGCATCAAAGTAATAGACTGCAAAAGTCATATAGAGGCAATGATCCAGATGATAGGGAAGAACTGGGAGAATCCGACGTTTTACCCGACCATTGATATGTTCCGGAAGTTTAGAGCAAAATTGGAAGAAATATAATGCACATTTTTGTATATTTGCAGTGCTAACAATGAAATTACCAAAAGCAGAGGATACTTCCTCTTTTAATCTATCCGGTTTTGGTGTAAAAAGGCAGCTTATTAGGCTGCCTTACTTTTATGATTATTTTTCTTATGGTTTTCCGGAATTATATTAAAAATAGGTCTACTAATAATGAAATAGTCCCTGTTTTAGTACTCTCTTTTTGTAAATATCTTATTTTCAATGTGGTATGTAGTGGGTACGAGAATCGAACTCGTATTACATGCGTGAGAGGCATGTGTCCTAACCGTTAGACGAACCCACCGGCTTTTGATAGATTTAAAAAGAGCCAAGTCTATAAAACTTAGCTCTTTTTATCTAGAGAATCTTGCGGAAGCTGGGGGATTCGAACCCCCGGTACGGTTACCCGTACGTCAGTTTAGCAAACTGGTGGTTTCAGCCACTCACCCAAACTTCCTTGAACCCGCATTCTCTCTCAAATGCGGTGCAAATATAGGGGGAACTTTT